AATATTGTAAAATATGATATCTCACAGTTTGATTCACGTCAACACGTTAAAGTTGCCACCGTCGGATCGGTAAATTATAACACCGGTGTGATTATTCTGACTGACTTCGCAGTCTCTCAAATATATGGTGGCTTCTTAAAGATCTCTGTTGTACCACAGGACAGAGACATTGTTGGTCAGAAACGATCTATTCTACGTGTACTCGATTCTGATATTCGTATCGGAGTATCTCAGGTTAGGAACTAATGTCGACAAATATTGAAAAATCTGTAAGCAATCTCGTAGAGGCTCAATTCCCAGAATTTTATCGGGAAGAGGGTCAAATGTTTATTGCTTTCGTGAAGGCATACTACGAATGGATGGAATCCAGTGGTCAGCCTTTATATTGGGGTCGGCGTCTAGGCGAGTTACGAGACATTGATACAACCATCGATGACTTCGTACTACGATTTAAAAATAAGTTTCTGTCAAATATTCAGTTCAACACTGAAACAAATAAGAAACTCTTTATTAAGAATGCCCTCGATTTCTATCGAGCCAAAGGTACACCACGAGCCGTTGATCTCTTCTTCAAACTTGTCTATGGTCTAGAGGCGAGAGTCTATAATCCCGGCGAAGATCTGTTTAAGTTATCGGATAACACATGGCAGAACGAACGTTATCTTGAGGTGATTCCTGCCGAGACCAATCTGCAATTTGTAGGACAGACTGTCTTCGGATCTTACTCGGGTGCAACGGCTTTCTGTGAAAGATTAGTAAGAGTAAAGAAAGGTTCTAACTTCATTGAGGTTCTGTATCTTGCTGGATTAAACGGAGACTTTCAGACATTCGAGAACGTTGAAACAAAGAACCTCGAGAATAATGTCACAACACGAATCAATGGCTCTCTGACTTCATTCGAAATTCTGACATCAACAGACGGATTCAGTGTTGGTGAACAGGTATATGTTTCAGATGGTACAGGTAAGAAAGCAAGGGCGTTCGTAAAACAAACGACCGACTATGTTGGTGTTGTAGAATTTAAATTGCTTGAAGGAGGTTGGGGTTATACTCCACAGGCAGAGATTATTGGATCAGAGCGATCCTTTACGTTCGATAATATTACATTCGAGAATACAGAATGGTTTTATCATACAAATCCAGAAAGACAGTTCTGTCATATTCAACAGGACTTGGCTCTCGTTGATATCGATGACAGCAATACTGAAATCACTAACCTCGTTTATGCATTATCACCCGGCAACACAACAATCTATGCATATACGAACAATGATCCTGTCACAAATCCAACGCCTATCTTCGAAGCATTACTTGTTGATACTAACGATATCAATGACAATATTACAATTAACTATACAGATGCAAACTATCGTGACGCAAATGGCGATATCATATTAGATGCAGTCAACGGTATTGAATTATTCGGCAATACCATTACGACATTTTATACTGGTTCTAATAATGGCTATGGTGCAGACGGTATCGAAATACCTGTTGAAACCAGTGATCCAACTGCGATTACAGATATTAGTGCACAGGCAAACATTATTGCATGGTCAGATACCATGACAATTGCATACACCGACTCTGGTCAGAACATGGCCAAAGGCGATGTGATATATCAGGAAGAACCAATTGCAAAGCAGCGTTACTTCTATGGAACAGTTGCAAATACTTTTGTCACGATCGCCGATGGTGTACAGACAACTTATGCAAATATAGAAAGACAAGTAGGTTTTCCACGTACAAATAAATCGTTATTCAGAACAACAGACGACACAGAATTTACAATTACCAATTTATCGAATGTAGAAGTTGGTTGTATTGGTTTTGGATCAAGTCCAGATCTACAAGCACAACAATATTTTACAGGCTTCGGTAATGTCTACGGCTCAAATACAGGCTTTCACTCAAGCTCACACGACAGCGCATCTTATACTGACGCAGCAATATTTCAGATCGATACGTTTGAGGAAATACAGTCGCTAACACCATGGGCAAGTAGCGAACTACTCTCGACTGAGTTAGATCAAGTGATCACTGGCTCTAGCTCACACGCCAATCTCACAACAGCAATCGATTATGTCAACGAGAATGGTCCAACATCGGTAGATTTTGCGACAACAACTTTGAATGATGCACTCTCAGTATCGAGTAATGCAGTATCGATTGGATCTATTAAGGCTATTGTTGTTACGAGTCAGGGTAGAGAATATGCGCGCGATCCATTCTTCGTTGTTTATGAACCTGATATGTATCACTTCGAAAGATATGATTTCTATATTAAGTATAAACTCGAGAACGAATTAAAATCTTTCCGTATTGGTGAGAACATTATTACATTGAACGGTAATCCTGAATCAACAGCACGAATTAAAACTCACAATCCACAAACAGGCGAGATCACAGCAGTTAGAATTCATGTATCGGCACGTTTAGATCCACCTGATGACCACATATATCTTAATGATGACTTTAGAATTGGTGACAGAATTACCGGTGTGACATCTGATGTATCGGCTGATATTGAAGTTGTAGATGAATTGAGAATGCAATCAAGAACAGGTTTAAATGCAGATATTGAATCTACAGCATTTAGTGGTGTAGGCTTTGCAACAGATATTGAAGTATTAGATTCGGGCTTCGGATATTTTGGTAAAAGATTTGTAACTGGTACATTGACTGAAGGCGAAACACTCAATCTAATATCACAAGAGCAAGACGAAAGAACAATTCAGGCGCTTGGCTTCCTCGGTAAACAAGGTATTGCGCCGGGCATCCATCCTAATAGAAAGTCGTTTTTGAGTGAAGATAAAGTATTAGCAGATAATGATTTTTATCAGGAATATTCATATCAAGTTTTAACAGCTTTGCCGTTCGATAAATACAAGCAAGTACTCGTTGATGTATTGCACGTTGCCGGAACAAAGCCGTTCGGCGGATATGTTGGCACATCTGAAGTGTCACTTGATATACAAGCTAATACATCAATCAGCGAATTTACTATTAAGTCGTATCCAGTATTTGTTAACGAAAATACATTCTACAATCATACAGCTGAACCAGTAAATACTTTCTATAATCAATCAACTTTCTACGCGGCGACAGCGACATAAATAGATAATTGACAGGTAAAATCCATGGCTAAAACGTTAGTTCCAACAGAATTCAAAACACATATTATTGAGCAGCTTATCGAATCAATCGATGAGCAAGCCAACACTGTGTATTATGCTTTCGTCGGAGATCATATTTCTGAAGGTTCAACTGTAGACGAAATTACTCAGCCAGTTCAAAACTATAACACCACACAGGTTGATAGCTTTCGAAATATGATATTCGGAAAGAGACTTAATTCAGGTGACATTAAGTTTATGGTTAATCGATATGACTGGGAAGCAAATACAGTTTTCGAAATGTATGATGATCGAACCGTAGATTTATTTGACAAAAACTTCTTTACTGTGGTTGATGAAAACGCTTTTAAACATGTATATAAGTGTTTATATAATGCAGACGGTGCACCAAGTACAGCAAAGCCATTGTTTAAAGATGCAAAATATGATGCTGATTTATTTGTTGAAGGTGATGGATATTACGAAACAAATGACGGTTATCAATGGAAATACATGTATAGTATTGATTCAAAAACTTTTGATAAGTTTGCTACACAAAAATATATTCCAGTCGTTGCGAATACCGCAGTAGAATCAAATGCAAAACCTGGCAGCATCGATGTAATCAGAGTTGCTACAGAAGGTAAAAATTACAATAATAGTTTCTCTGGTCAATTCCTTGCAGAAGATTTAAATCGTATTACACCAACGATTGCAGCTGGAGCAATTCCACCTCTGGCTGATCCACAGCTATGGTATAGAATACGAGAAGCTTCACAGGTCACTAATTTTTATGCTAATACAGTTATGTCTTTGACATCTGGAACTGGCTCAGGCGAATTTCAGAGAGTCGTTCAGTCACGATATGTAACAGGTGTGGGTACTGTTGTAAAGTTGGATCAACAATTTGAAGTTATTCCAGACGATACAACAACATTTAGAATTGATCCAGAAGTAAGAATTACAGGTAATGGTAACGAATCAGAAATTGCGAGAGCTCGAGCTATTATCGATCCGGCATCATCTAACAGTGTACTTAAAATTGATATGTTAGAAACTGGTCGTGATTACGTATATGCGACGGCAGAAGTTTTAGCTGGCGCACCAGCAGACGAGAATCTTGAACAAAATGGTGTTCTCATTGAAACAATATCTGCATCGATTGTACCTATTATATCTCCACAAGGTGGACACGGTGCAAATACTGCGATTGAACTTGGAGCTAAGCGCGCAGGAATGGCTGTGCTGTTTGAACGTGATGAGCAAGGTTTGGTTCCAGCTGAGAATTCTTTTGGCCAATTTGGTATTCTACGAGATCCAAAATTTGCTAACACGCAGATTTATTACGAGAATGTAAGTGGTCAGTTTGTAGAAGGCGAAGAGATCGATCAAATTGTATTCACAGAATTACAAGGCTCGTTCGTTGCAAATACTGGTGTCTTAAGTAAATTCGTCGCACGTGATGATTCACTCACAGATCATTACGATACATTCTTTGATGTAGGTGATAAAATCTATATTAAGGATGAACAAACTAGTCAAGTATTTTATACTGAAGTTGCAGTTGGATCTAATACATCTGCAATTGCACTCAAAGATGAAATATCGTTTTTAGAAGCTGGTTCAGATTTCGAAGTACAGGTATATAAAGCTAAAACAATTGCATCAGGTGTAATATCAAATGTAAATCCACCACTGGCCTCAACGCCGGCTGCAGCAATACTTGTAAACGAAGCAGATCCGAACTTTGTTATTAACGAAATAATTTATGGTAGATCATCAAAAACAATTGCAACTGTAACTGGTATCGATATAAATAATAGAATAAATGATATTAATGCCACATTTAATTTCTCTGACTTCAATCAAATGATGAAGATTCAGGGAACGACATCAGATATGTTTCAAGCTGATGAAGGTGTGACACAAATATCAACACTAGAAAACGCCAATCCGGCAAAAGCTAGAATTCAATCGTATACAAGCAACCAATTGAATCTAACTCGTGTCGAAGGTGACTTCCAGTCAGGTGGTAATGCTATCACTGGCGATTCTAGTGACGGTGTCTTCGAAAGCGTTCCCGGTGATACACTAGATATCACCTACGGAGATTTAGATCCAAACTATGGTGCCATCATATATCTGCAAAATGATATTCCAGTGACACGGGAAGGCAATCAAACGGAAGAAGTAAGAGTAATCTTGGAGTTTTAATCAATGCCCTTATCTACAAACTTATCAGTAGCGCCTTATTTTGACGATTACGACGTCAATAGCGAATACTATAGAATACTTTTCAAGCCAGCTACCGCGGTTCAAGTACGTGAAATGAACCAAATGCAGGCTATTCTGCAAAATCAAATCGAACAGTTCGGCGATCATATCATCAGATCTGGTAGCATTCTCTCTGGATGCCAATTTGATTTCAATTATTCTATGCCATATGTTAAAATCCTTGATAAAGCTACACAAGGAGCTGCAGTCGACGTATTACGCTACACTGGTTATTTTGCTGAGGGCGCAACTAACGGTGTTAAAGCTAAAATTACTCACACGATTGCAGGTTTTGAAGGTTCAGATCCAGATCTCAACACACTTTATCTAAATTATATCTCAGGCGGCACCAACGGAGACGTAGATAGCTTTGTTGAGAACGAAGTATTGCGCATTTATTCAGGCGACGATCGCTTGCATGACATTATTGTTAACGATCCATCGTCCGGATTCTCAAACTCAGACACTGTTATCATATTATCAGCTATTGAAGTAGCAAATGCGACTAATAGCGAAGGCGGTTTTAGCTCACCATTTATCGATGGTGAAACTCTTGTTGATAATGTCGTTTCTCCGACTGTTCGAGTGCAAATTTATGACACTCCAGAAGATATAGACGAAGATAATAGCGTATTATTGCGCATCAAACCTCTTGATAGCGATATGGCACCATCTCCAAACGCCACATATTGGGAAAATCTCGAAGAAGCAGGTACTTTGATCGGTTTGACGAGCGGTAATGAAGCTACATTGACGAGATTTCGCGGTGAAGGCGCGACAGGTAAGATTACAACGTCACGAACCGGTTCAATTGCTTCAGCAGACATCTCAACAGGCGGTATCGAATACGATATTTTGCCATTTGTTGGCATTTATTCAACAACGGCGACCACTTTACAAGTTGGTCAGCTTGATTTACAGGCTCAGGACTATGTAACGCAGGTTCGAGTTGGTACTGGCGCACAATTTACCGATCCGATTGGATATGGATTCGGTGTTAAGGTTAGTGAAGGTCAAATTTATCAAAAAGGTCACTTCATGGCGTCGGATGCACAATTTATTGTTGCTTCCAAGTATTCAAATACGCCTTCCGATCTTTCTGTAGGTTTTTCAACAACAGAATCAATCACAAATGTCTTTACTGACTCAACATTGTACGATAATGCGCGCGGTTTCTCAAATGAAGGTGCGCCGGGCGCTAACAGGCTAAAATTGACTCCAACGTTAGTCTCTAGAACGACTACCGAAGAAGAAAGTGACCCAGCATATTTGCCTTTAGTTAAGTTTTCCGAAGGTCGTCCATATTCATTGAACGAAATGACTCAATATGCTCAATTAGGCGAAATGATTGCTCAGAGAACGTATGAAGAGTCAGGAAACTATACACTTGATCCATTCAAGATTGTAACAAGATCGGCAAATGACTTTACAGACAGCGATGAGTCATTTACGTACGTCATTGACCCGGGTCATGCCTATGTAAATGGTTACAGAGTCAAAACAGTACAAAACTTTGCTAAAACCGTAGCAAAAGGTACTGAAACAAAGTCAGAAACCGCGGTTGGTCAGGATTTAGACTACGGAAACTATATTATAGTCAATAATTTAGTTGGTGCGCTTAATTTTAAAAATGCTGACTCGATAGAATTACGAGATACAGCCGGTACATTCCTTGATGCCGAAACTCCAGCTCCTTCGCAGGAAGGATCACTAGTCGGTACCGCAAGAGTGCGTTCGGTTACTTACGAGCAAGGAATTCAAGGCACAATAGAAGGTCAATATAGACTATATCTGTTTGATATTAGTATGAATGCTGGTAAGAACTTCAAGCGTGATGTTCGATCCATTTATGCAGTCGAAGGTTCATTGGAAGCAGCTGCCGATCTTGTGTTGTCTTCAGGTAACGAATTTGTATTAAGAACATTACGCTCAGAAGCAAATCAACTTGATGAGAATGGCGACATTGTACCTCTTACATATACGCAGTTAGCCGAAGTAAAATCTCCACTTAATCAGTCATTGCTTATCTCAACAAGTAAGCCTGTTGTATATAGTGGATCTGGTTTATCAAATATAGAATACACATATCGAACTGCTTCTGACGATCTTTTAATTGGTGCTACTGGTCAAATCTCTGTAAGCGCTCAAGGTACGGCAACATTCCCATACATTGACACATTAACTACAGTTCAGCGAAGTGAAGTCATTATCATACCTACTGATTCTGATGTTAGAGATACGGTAGCATTTGGTACTTCAGCTCTAACAGTTGATAGCGCCGGAGCTGATTCCGAGGGCAATATCAAACTTACAGCTTCATCCGGCATCTTTGGTGGTTTAGAAGTTGGTGATTGGTTCCAAGGTGCAGCCGGTAAGAAAGCACAGATTCAAGCAATTGTTGGTGCTGACGCAGTTAAAGTAAAAGTGCGAACAAATGTTGCCGATTATCCCGGCCAATCAAGCGAAGCACTATATAGAGTACATCCTGTAAATGTACCTGTATCACGATTTACTGCAACATGTCCATCACCATATACATCTCTTGTCATTGACTTAGGTTTATCTGGTGTAAATGGCGGTCAGATTTCAAATGGTGCTACTGTAGTTTATTTGCAAAAATACAGTAACGTTGCTGAAGTATCAATGACACCGCGACGTAGCAGATTCGTTAGATTAACGACAGCGGGTGCATTCAAAGGTAATACACCAAGAAGTCTTGGTATTCCCGGCATCTTTAGACTACGCAAAGTATATAATGGTACAACTACAAGTGATGCTGATATTACGAGTGAATTTTATGTAGATTCTGGTCAAACTGCAAACTATTGGGGTCTTGGTAAACTCTTCCGAACAGATGATGCGTCTACTACATTGGCCGGTACAATTCTTGTTGAGGTTGATTACTTCAATCCAACGGCTCGTGGTGGTCTAAAGACAATTGACTCATATCCTATCGATGACGAAAAGACGCTGTCCGAATTAACATCAAATGGTACTGTTGTACACAACATCGAAGTTCCAATCATTAGCGTTGGTTCAGGCGAAATATATGATCTACGAGAATCTTTAGACTTTAGACCATTTGTTGATCAAACTGCGGCAGATATCACCGATCCTACTGACGCTGGCATTACAACCGATCCAAGTGACGTAGTTGCCTTTACAGGTGCAACAGGATTGCAATTCCCACGACCTGAAGGTGATGTGATATTCGATATTACATATAATTTACCACGGCAAGATGAAATTTATGTCGATGTCGATGGTGATTTTACAATTACAAGTGGTACGACTAAAGTAGCTAATGATCCAAACTCAATCATGCTTTACCGAGCTGACGTACCAGCATATCCAAGTTTCCCTCAGGTTCAATCAACACAGCTAAAAGAGATTGCTGATGTTGGTGTAATAAATGGTAGAGAAACAAACTCAATTCGCGAGAACAAGTATCTAGTCAAAGTAAATGCAGTTGCTAGCCAAAATGAAGGCTACACAATGCAAGAAATTTCTAGCCTTGAGCGTCGTATTGAAGCATTGGAAAACGTTCAAAATATCAGTGATCTAGAAGAGTCAGTGAAGAACCGCAAGATGCCGAGTTCAATTGATTCATCATTGGAAAGATATAAGTTTGGTTTCTTTGTTGATAATTTCGAAGACTTTAATCTATCGAATCTATCTTCGCCAGAGTACGATGCATCTATTTACGAATATGTACTACAGCCATCAAAAAGCACCAGTACATTACGATATAAGTTAGATAAAAATTCTCAGATCTATGCAAATGGCGGACAGGCTAAGTTCCCATATAAGCGTAAGACGATTGTGAATCAAGCGTATGCCACTTATGGTCCATATGTTCCTGAGCCTCAGTTGCCTAAAATTAGATATCGCGATAAATTTACAAATAACAGAAATATGAAGAGCATTGGTGATTCTACTGCTCCATATTCACAATTGCAAAATGTATGGGAAGAAGCAACAGTAGTTGCACCAACATTTAGCGATAATAAGCAAAGACTAATATTTGTTAGATTTTTTGTACCAACTGGTAAAGTTGGCTTTGAAATTATTCAATCAAAGACACCGCCAACAGCTGGATTTGAGAGTGGTACTGTATTGTGGAGCTCAGCTTCATCGACGCCTACTGATATCACTCCAAACAAATATGGCGAGTTGTATCGAAAAAATTATCCTGTAAAAAATAGTAAGAATATTGTATACAGCAGAGATATTAACCCATGGGCGCTTCCAAAGGCTTCAGCAGGTCAGCTGACATTTACAACTGATTCTGGTTCTATTACATATAACACCTTTACTGGTGCATATCAGGCAACTGCTGCATATAATCACACACAAGGCACATATATCACCGTTAGAGCATTAAAGGGTGATGCAGTATTTAATTTCCAAATTACATATCCGGCTATTACAAGTGCCGATCCGATATTTGATACTGGAGCCAACGAAGTAAATGTTCGACCACCAGCTAAGCCTCGTGGTACATTCTTATATAAGAAGTGTAGTGGTACAGACTTGATCGTTTATCGAGCAGACGGCAATTATGGATCAACAAAAGATACCGTAAGAAACTCAAAAGAGTGTGGTTATGTTGAACCAATTATTAAATTACCGCCAATATTGCCACCACCAGTAATTGGATCTCCCGGCGGTCCTCCGGCTCCACAGCCAGACCCACCACAACCAGAGCCAGAACCACCACAACCACCAGTTACGCCGGCGTGTCCTGCATCTGGTACAGTGGCTAAGACTGTTTGTAGTAAAACTCCAGATAAAACTTTGACGACGTATGTTTACACTGGTAAGCGTTCTTCAACTACTGGTAAGTGTGATATTAGAGTTTCTGAGTCCGATGTTAATAACGTCGAAGTATGCAGATATTCTCCACCGCCACCAGTAAAACCACCGGTTTGTGTAATTTTACCGCCACCAGTAATTATTCGTCCACCACCTGTTGTGTGCGGACCAATGGATCCACCAGATAACGATGATGGGTGCGTAATTATACCAGAACCAACGCCACCAAAAGATCCTGTTGTAGTGCACCCACCAGTGCGACCACCGGTAATTGTTATACCTGAGCCACCTGTATTACCTCCACCGAAACCACCGGTGTTGCCGCCACCGCCTGCTAATATTACAATTAGTGATGCGGTTATTAGAGAAGGTGAAACAGGTGAAGTTGAAGTTTACTTGAGTAGAAAGAATCGTTCAGATACTACGGTTAATTATTCTATGGGTGGTGGCACAGCTACTGCCGGCAATGATTATGTCGCCGAATCTGGAACTCTAAGAATTCCAAAAGGCCAGCAAACTGGAAAAATTTCAGTGCAAGCTTTGGCCGATGGAGTTTCAAACGAAGGTACACAAACATTCAACGTTACGATAAGTAGTGCTTCGCAAGGTACTATTACAGATTCAGTTGGTGTTGTTTCAATCACTGATACAACTAGTACACCAATTGTATCGATACCAAAATCTCGTGCGATCAACGAAGGAGGCGGTACACTAAACGTACCAATTACTCTTTCGGGCATTTCTGCTAGTAACGTTACTATTAACTATCAAACAACAAGTGGTGGTGCTACATCTGGCAGCGACTTTACGCCGACGTCAGGTACAGCAACTATTACTGCCGGTCAGCTTACTACTAATATTTCTATACCAATTACTGATGATACAATAGATGAGAGTGCTGAAACGTTTAGACTAAATCTAACTGGAGCAACTAATGCTACCGTTGGTTCAAGTTCTTGCTTAATAACAATTCAAGATAACGATCCAACTCCAGCGCCAGTACCTCCACCGAAACCACCAGTCAAGCCACCGGTACCGCAGCCACCAGTGTTGCCGCCACCTGCGCCATCCGAGCCTATCATTAGGACTGAGCCAGTTGAGGCTGACGTATGGGTAAGGCCGAATGATACGATACACGCAGGTCAATCTCCGGATAAGCGACTGGATTTCATTAAGATAACTCCGCCGCCTATCGTTCCAACAGTGCCCGTAACTCCAGCAGCTGCACCACCAGTAAGCACTCCAAACAACTTTACTGGCGCTGGCTCTGGTTGTTTCCAAGCTGGAACAAAAATTATGTTGCACGACTATAGCTACAAGAATGTAGAAGATATTGAAGTCGGCGATATAGTGATGGGTGCAGAAGGTGTACATAATACTGTTGATGAAGTATATGATATTGCTGAAGATCTTCGACCTATGGCTAATGTCAATGGATTGCATCTTACAGATTATCACCCAATACTTACTACAGAAGGTTGGAAAGCAGTTAACCCTGTAACATCAAATGAGCATCACCCAGATCTAAATGTTGGTCAATTAGAAATAGGTGATGAAATTGTTTCTATCACAGGTCCTGAAAGTTTAGTTGCTTCTGAGATTGTGGTAAATATTGATAAGTATAATTCTACTGATAAAGTTTACAACTTCAAAGTAGACAATGACAATACTTACACAGCAAACAATTTAGTAGTACATAACAAGTTGTTTACATTTAATCGACTCCGCTTAGGACGTTCAACGTAATTTAGAGAAATAGATATGGCCCGTAAACGCTTACGAAATAATATGGCAAGATTGAAGAGGAAGGATGATAACTTCTTCGCTCTTCCGGAAGCTGTTAGACTGCCAATGCGTCCACGACAAATGGCTATTAAAGCCCGTGGATGCAAGCCTAATACACGATACAAGGTATGCTTGGATAATTTTCCCGGCCGTGATTTTGAAGACATTCAACACACAGCCAGACCAATAGGGGAATCCATAAAAAACAATCCAAGGCCGTTTGGTAATCGTGTATATGAGTATCTAAAGTCAGATGAAAAAGGCGAGATTGTTTTCTCCTGTTTGCCTTTCGGTTCAGACGCAATCGATATACCAGCTAACCCACAAACTAAAAGGCCAACTCGTACTTGTTGGTCACAGTTTAAGTTGCGAACAAAAGAAAACGACGTAGGTAGAGACAGAGTCTGTTTGATTGAAGCTGGACAAATTACAAATCCGTATACAACAGACAAAATTAAACAAGTAAAGTTTGATTACGAATCATCAACGGTAGCTGATCAAGGTGTTAATAAAGGTACAAATGCTTTACCGCCCGGTGTATTGATACCGTGTTTCTTTCCACCTATTCGTAAGAAGAAAATCAAATCGCCACAAGAAGTATCTGGTACATTTTATCAAACATTCTATATCAATTCCAAGTCAGTTGGCGGAGCAAAGCATGTAGATATTACAGACGTAATTTTATATCTGCGTCGTAAGCCTAATAAAAGATCCAATAAATCTGGTACAGAATTGCCCGGTATTACAGTATCACTTATGGAAACAAATGCAGATGGAAGTCCACGCGTTGGTTCAGTTTTCCAAGAAGGTGTATCAACCGTTGAATGGCGCGATGTCGATGCATCTCCACTCGCTACAACTGGTACTCGATTTGATTTTCAATCACCAGTTACAGTTGAAACAAATAAGTCTTATGCTATTGCTGTTGTTCCGGAAAGCGAAGAGTATGTATTCTGGTTTAGTCAAAAGGGTGATCTATTACTTGTAAACGGTGATAAGACTGAAAGACGATCTTCAGGTTCTTCTAAGCGTCATCAAGGTGATTACTATCCAGCGAGAACATCTACAACGCCCGGTTCTGGCGTAACTCGTCGAGAAAAGAAATGGCAGCCAGATCAAGACTTAGATCTCAAATTTAAAGTTAACGTTGCAGAGTATTCCGTAGGCGATACTAGTATACAAATGATTAATGGCGATTACGAATTTGTACAATTAACAGCGGCGGCTGACACAGAATGGATGCCCGGCGAAGTTGTATACAAAGAAAATACGCCATTAACAGGTACAGCTACAATTGTTGCTGGTAGAAAGTACATTGACAATGGTAATACTGGAGATTATTCTACGCTGCTTGATGGTGATGTTCTTATTGTAGAGAGTTCTGTAGATGATACACAGGTTCAAGTATTTACAGTTGATGCGACGTCATTTACACCTACCACACGCCGTGTTTATGTCAACGAGTATGCTGAAACAAGCATGTCTGGTACTGTACGAAATACAGTCGTTGGCCAGATTGATCACTTCGATCTTGATTTTAAATTTTTAAGATTGGAACACTCATCTGTATCAATTGATCAATACCTCGCAGATAATACAATGCGATTTGCGCCCGGTGATACTATTCGAGGTGTAGAATCTCGAGATTCTGGTGTAATTGATTACTTGGACGTATTGGATGTAAGTGTATTTAGACCATCATTTGTCGGTGAGATGCCTGATGATTTTAAGATTACTACTTCACACCAATTCTCAGAGTTGGATTCAGGAAGTATCGAATCAGGTACTGGTAACTTCTCTCTAGATACGACATCACCATTAATGTATCTAAATGGTCCTAACAAACTCGATTATGCTGGCTTAGTAATGTCAAAATCTCTTGAAGTATTAGACGCTACTGATATGCATAATCCGTCTACTGATACGAAGTCTTCAGTATTAAAAATGAACTTCTCATACACAGGTGCAAATACAAAGGTATTCGAAGCTCCTTCATTGGATATTGGTCAGTTTCAGGTTGTTGCTCATAGATTTAAAATAAACAATGATTCTACTAATGAGCACACTAATAATGGTAACGCATTGACCAAGCATATTTCTAAGAAGTTAGATTTTAATGGACAAGAAGCTGAAGACGTACGAGTTATATTAAGCGCATTTAAGCCTCGACAAACTGATGTCGAAGTATATGCAAAGATATTAAACTCTAGTGATTCTGCTGAGTTTGATGATAAATACTGGACAAAGCTAGAACAAATTAGTAACTTAAATGGATTTAGTGCGGCCGGTTCGCTTAACGATTACAGAGAATATGAGTACTCATTCCCTGCATCACCACCTACATTAGACACTGCTGCCGGTGAATTTACGACAACTTTAGATAGTGCCGTGATCACAGGTTCATCTTCGTCTAACGTAGCTGCATTCTCGGTTGGTCAAACTATTAAGTTATATAGTCCATTGTTCCCGACTAATTATAGTGTTTATTCTATTCAAAATATCGATATCGGTAATGATCAAATTACTGTTAATGAAACGGTCAGTAATAATAGTATTGTTGGTACAGGTTTCAAGATCGATACTTTAGAAACTGAGCAAACAGCTTTCCATAATCCACAGAATGACGGCATTGTTCGATACTTTGGTGCAAATGGCGAGTCATATGATAACTATAACACTGTTGCCATTAAGATTGTTTTATTGGCAGAAAACAGAAAACTTACGCCAAGAGTTGATGATTTTAGATTGATTGGAGTTACAGCCTAATGAATGATGGATTGACTAAGGTTGATCAAAATACTTATATAAATAATTCAAGTACAGATTATCAAAAATTTAAGCAAGAACGCGAAAAACTAAAACAAGCAAGAGACATGTCGAATAGGATCACTCAATTAGAAACACAGGTGACCAAGATTATGACCCTCATAGAAGAACTTAATGCTAGGATCAAATAATGGCGCTACTTTCAGGTTTCGATGAATTAAATTCAGCAAATGCAACATTTAGTGATTGGTTAACAAAAACCAATGAGCTAATCTTGCTTATGCGAGGTGCAAATACAGCGCCAAGTATTACCTCAGTCATGACGGCTAACTCGCTTCCCGGCGGTTCAATGACATTTGGAAATGCTACACTATTTGGCCAATTTACTGCTAATACGATGGTCGTATTGAACGATGGTGAAAATGATGGATCAGACGATAATGTTTTCGCCAATGGTAACTTTGGTGGATTAAGAGGTGGTGTATGGAATAATGCTTCTAATACAATCACTGCTGATACATTATACATCGTTTCCAATACCACGTACACAGATGAATCAGTTGAGGTCTATGTCGATTCTACTTATGGTCTTATTGTTGAGCAAAATATTGAAGCGCGGCATGATGTCTTATTTGTAGGTAACGGTGGTTCTAACACAAATCCAAAGATGCATTGGGAAGATGCAGACAATATTCTTAGTTTCAATAACAACGTAAGAGCTGTCTTTGGTAAGAACGCAGGCTCAGAAGTTGTAGGCGGTACAGGACAAGCAGAATTCTTATTTGTTGATGCAGATAATCGAATGTATGTCAACACGGAGAATATGAACATCCGTGCAAATACTGACGTCAACTTTATCACAGACAACTTTGAGCTGAAGTCAGATATAGGCTCAGAACTTTATATCTCAGCTGACGTTGCAGATAACAGCACAGTCAAGCTATACTATGAAGGTAACGAAAGACTCGCCACGAACACACATGGTATTGTAGTCACAGGCGATGCCATTGTACAAGACGATCTTGTTATGTTTGATGGTGGCCGAATCATGATGGGTAACACATATCCATATGACGGCACACAGGATATTGCATCATATAACTTTCAAATTTATACAGACGGCACTGACGGTATTATTGTATCTGGTGACAAAGATCTCAATATCTTTGTTCATGAAGGATTCAATCTTACAAATGAACCCGGCACGATAAACTTCATCACAGCTAATAACGATGGCTCAAGCGAAGTTGTTCTTTATAATAACGGTACTGCTCGCCTCGAAACAACCGGTGCACAGGCTGGTGAAGTTCCGGGTGTAGAAATCTTTGGTGAAGCGAATACGACTACATTGCGTGTACGTCAAGATGCAAACTTTGACAACGATACTTTAAACTCGAACAGTGTTCATTGGGATGCAACAAACGAAGTATGGAATTACCGTGATTCAGTTAAAGCCACATTCGGTGATAGCGATGACTGGGAGATGTTCTATACTGCTGCAGGTCGTGCATACTCTAATACAGATAATCAAGATATTCGAGCCAGAACTGATCTAAATGTTATTTCCAACATTGTGGAAATGAAATCAGAGACAGGCGGCGAATTGTATATCTCAGCAGATGTTGCTGACAATAGCACTGTCAAACTTTACTACGAAGGTAACGTAAGACTATCTACAAATACACATGGTATTGAAGTTGATGGCGATGTTGTAGTAAAAGATAATACTGTCATCTTCGACAATAACAAGCTGTTGATGGGTGGCACATATCCATATACCGGCGGCGAAGCAATCGCCGATTATAATTTCCAAATTTACACTGACGGAACCGATGGTATTATTGTTTCTGGTGATAAAGATCTAAACATCTTTGTACACGAAGGATTCAATCTTACTAACGAGCCCGGCACTGTTAGCTTTATTACTGCTAATAATGACGGATCAAGTGAAGTTGTACTATACAATAATGGTACAGCAAGATTAGAAACGACTGGTTCACAAGTCGGTGAAGTGCCCGGCGTAGAGATTCATGGTGAAGCCAACACTGATACACTACGTGTTGAAGGCGATGTTCGCTTCGATGGTTCTACAGACGGTATAACAACAACACTCAATGCTAACAACATCGAATGGACATCATTGTCAAATACAATGAACTTCGATGATAACACATATCTTGAGTTTGGTACATCTGGCGACTTTAAGATTCACCACGATGGATCTCACACATATATGCAAGACACTGCCGGCGTCGGTAATGTCTACTTAGATACAAATACCTTCATTGTTAGAAATGCAGCTGGCAACGAAAATCTAATTCGTGCGATTCAAGATGATGGCGTAACTCTTTACTTTAATAATAGTCAGCGATTAGATACTACAAACCTTGGTGTTGACATTGAAGGCGAAGCAAACACCGATACATTGCGTGTTCAAGCCAACGCAACGTTTGAGTCAGATGCAATTAGTCCAAACGAAGCTGCGTTAGAGTGGAATTCGGCATCGCGAGTACTTGATTGGAATGATAATGCTCGAGCAAGATTTGGTAATGGTGTAGATCTACAGATCTGGCATAGTAGCGCAGATAATAGTTCATATATTGCAGAATCTGGTGCTGGTAATCTGAACATATCAGGTACTAACATCAACATCGAAGCTCAAGACGGTAGCAATTATATTACAGCAGTCGACGATGGTAGCGTTAGTATTTTCTTTGCCGGCGACGGCGTCAGCGATAACGGTAATATTGCACGACTGACTACAACAGACATCGGTGTTGATATTGAAGGTGAGGCCAATACTGATACACTTCGAGTACAAGGCGACGTTGCAATTGAAGATGGTACTGGTACTGTAGAAGTTACATGGGATGCATCCAATAGCAGAATGAATTTTGTGGACGAAGCAAGATTACGTTTTGGTGATAGTGCAGACCTACAAATATGGCACAGCGGTACAGCATCATGGATAGCAGATTCAGGAACAGGCAACCTATTCATCGAAGGTACAAACTTAGTACTAAGAGCTACCGATGATACACGTTATCTTGTAGGTACCGATGGAACTGGCGTAGAAATTTATTCACCTGACGATAGTGTTGCATTAACTGCAAATAACAATCAGATTCACATCACCGATCTCGCTAATACAAATACATTGCGAGTACGTGGTACGTCATTGTTTGAGAATGATATCAGTATCGAAGGTTCTGATAGTAACGAAGCGCTAGATTGGGATAAGTCAGCGAATACATTAAACTTTAATGATGATAACTATGCTACATTCGGTACAAGTAGCGATCTACAGCTTTATCACGATGGCACAAACTCGTTTATCAAAGAACAAGGTACTGGTCAACTAAACATTGATGGTAGTGTTGTAGCGATTCGTGATGTCAGCGATGGTACAACGATTGCCAAATTTACCGATGGTGCTGGTGCTGATATTTCTTACAACGGCACAGTACGAATGTCAACAGATGACGGCGGTATTACTGTTACAGGTAATACAGTTGCTGATGGTTTTGTTGCAGGTGATAATGAGAAGTTACAACTCGGTAATGCTCAAGATTTAGAGCTGTATCATGACGCTTCTGATTCACGAATTGATAATAAAACCGGTAATCTTGTAATTAGAAACGCTTCCAATGATGCTGACGTAATTATTCAAACAGATGATGGTTCAGGTTCCCAAGCAGTATATTTCCAAGCAGATGGTAGTACAGGATCAGTTAAACTTTTCCATTATGGTGCAACGAAATTAACAACAACTAGTATTGGTGTTGATCTTGAAGGCCAAGCAAACACAGATACACTACGAGTGCAATCTACCTCTGACTTCGAAGGTAGTATTAACATTCAAGGTTCTAATGATACTGATACTCTCACTTGGACCAAGTCATCCAATACTCTTAACTTCGACGACAATAACTTTGCTACATTCGGCAATGATTCTGATCTTTCTATCTACCACGATGGAGATCATTCATTCATCTCCGATACCGGTACAGGCGCATTACGAGTACTTTCAAACGACATTATCTTTAAAGATTCGGCGAATACTGAAACAATGGCGCGCTTTGTACAAAATGGTGCTGTTACACTCTACTTTGATAATTCACAGAAATTTATTACTACCAATACAGGTGCTACACTTACTGGCACATTAATTGCCGATGGTGTTACTGTTGGTGACAATGAGATTATTCAACTTGGTACAACCATGCAGTTGTACAATGACGGCTCAACATCTTATATTAACGAAACTGGTAGCGGATCATTAACTGTACAAGCAAATAATCTTATTTTAGAAGATACAGGTGGCGATGATTTCGTTACAGGTGTAGCAGGTGGTACTGTTAGACTCTATTATGCTGGTGCATATAAGTTAGAAACAGATCTCGCAGGTGTAAATGTAAATGGTTCATTGGATGTATCATCGGCTCTAACAGTTGGTGGTGTTACTAGTCTCGAAAACGATATTGATATTCAAGGTTCTACGGGCGCAGACACTCTTACGTGGGATAAGTCAGCCAACACATTAAACTTTGACGATAACAACTTTGCGACATTTGGTACCGGCGCTGACATGTCTTTGTATCACAATGGTACAAATTCATTTATTGAAAACACTACTGGTGAGTTGTTTGTAAAAGCAGATGGTCTCACATTACGAAGTACAACGAACGAAGATTATCTAACCGCTGATTTAGACGGTGGCGTTACACTGTACTTCAATAATTCGGAGAAACTTGCAACCACTAATACAGGCGCAACACTTACAGGTACATTGATTGCCGACGGTGTTACAGTTGGTGATGACGAAATCATTCAGCTTGGTACAACCATGCAGCTGTACAATGATGGTGCTAACTCATACATTACCGAATCTGGTTCAGGCAATTTTAACTTACAGGCAAACAGTGTTGCATTAGAAAATACTGATGGTGGTAACTACTTCACCGGTGTAGCCAATGGCGCTGCTATCATGTATCATGCCGGCACAGCGCGTGTATCAACTACATCATCTGGTGCAAGTATCACTGGAGCTCTTGGCGTAACGACAAATCTGACAGTAACAGGTTCAACATCACTCAATGGTACAGTCGATCTTGGTAATGCCGCTAGCGACAATATTGACTTCAATGGTCGCGTAAGAACTAGTATTGTACCAAACGCGAACAATACGCGTGATCTTGGTTCGTCCACCCTCGTATGGAATGACATCTATAGTGGCGGCGCATTTAGTGGAAATAATGGTACATTTACCGGCGACCTTACAGTTTCAGGCAATACGGCAATTACCGGTAACACTTCAGCATCACACTTTATTGGCAACGGTTCACAGCTTACTGATCTAAATGGCACCGCAATTACTACCGGCACTGTTGACGCTGCTAGAATTGATGCTGAGCTTACATCGAATACGAGTGGTACAGCTGCTACTGCTACACAGCCGGCTGTTACCGACTCATCCACTGATACTGACTTTAGAGTAACCTTTGCATCTAATACCGGCCAATTCCGTGATTTGTATGCTGATTCTACATTCTTATATAATCCAGCTGACAATGCATTATATGTCGACAACTTAATTGTCAATACGGAGATTACTCTACCAGATAATATTACAGCGCAAACAGTATCCGCTGTAGATTTCAGTGTATCCAATACGGCCACAATATTAAATCTTGAAGTGACCTCGCTTGAAGCGAACGGCGTGGCATTTACCGGTACGGGTGGTGATGTTACAACAACAGCATCTACGATGATCGATAGCTTCCCAATTGAACAAACACGTGGATATAAGTATTTTGTACACGGTGAAGTCACTAACGACGATACAAAAGGATACGCTGTTGAAATCAACGTTATTACTACTGACACTGGCGCCGATACAAAGATTTTCTACACTCGATATGGTGAAGTTGAAAATGGTATGGGCACGGTAGAAGTTGTTCCAGAGCTAGCAAGTAATAACACGCACATTGATTTGATGGCGACATGTCCTGCAGCTACAGCTTCTGCAATTCACAGATTTAACGTACTTAAGATAGAAACTAGGGATAATGGTGTATAATGGCAAACGCAATATACGATAAATACAAAGAAGAAATATTGACGACTGCAACAAATACTAACTTGTTGACAGAAACGGTGAAAGTGTCTCTTGTAAATTCAGATATCACATTATTTGATAGTACTGACGAATTCTATAGCGACTTAAATTCTACTGGTGGTATTCTTTCAACTGTAACTCTTGCGAATAAAACACTCGTAGATGGTGTTTTAAATGCAGACGATCTTGTTTTTTCAAGCGTTACAGGTGCAGAGTCTGAAGCACTATTGATATGGATAGATACCGGAGTCACAACTACATCGCGGCTGGTTTGTTGGTTAGACACCAATATCACTGGTTTTCCTATTACGCCTGACGGTTCTAATATAGATATTACATGGAGCAGTTCAGGTATTTTTAAACTATAAGAGAAGATAGATGGCAACTTCACAGAAATTTGATGCGTTAGATGGATTAGAAGTCACAGGTCAAATGACCGTGGGGGCAAATCTTGCCGTTGATTCAGATACTCTTTTTGTAGATAGTGTCAATGATCGTGTTGGCATCAACGATTCAACACCATCATATCCGCTTGATGTAAATGGCAATGCACAAGTTACAGGTGGCATATACGTTGGCACTAATATTACTCACATCGGCGACGCCGATACCACGATCGGATTTACGACAAATCAAATTGATATTACTGCTGGTAACGTAAATGTTGCTCGAGCCAATACTACTGTGCTATCAATTCAAGCCGGCTCAGGTATTGCAGTTAGAGATGTAACCGGCGGAGCCGCTGCTTCAGAGTTTCAATCTAATTCTAGTAAACCAAACGGCTCAATTGGGGCTAACTTCGTATATACACATGTTGTAGAAGCCGCTGGTGAGAAAGCATCCGGTGGAAGTGCAATCGTATTAGGTCAAATTGACTATACTGGTTCGGGTACTTGGTCAAATACAAGCTCAGACAATATTAAATTTGTTCTAGGTGGTGCCGATAATTATAATTTTTCGACGACCAACGCCAATTTTTACAACAATAATCTAATCAATGTTACTGATATCACTGTAGCAAATAGTATTAGTCATGTCGGCGATAATAATACTTATTTCCAATTTAATTCTAATGATTCGGCCCGTATTGTTACTAACGGATCCCAGAGATTTGTAGCAAATAATAGTGGTGTATTCGTATCAGGCGCTTTAGATGTATCGACAGATATTACGGCTCGACGGCTTACTGTCGAAGATTATTTTATTGAAACTACTTCAACCGCTCCGGGCGGTACCGCTGTTACAATTGATTGTAACGTAGGATCAGTTGTTGAATTTACTCCATCAGGAGCATATTCAGTAGACTTTACCAACTTACCGACAAATGGAACATCAGCATTCACATTGGTTATAAATAATAATGGAACTGCTAGAGAAGCAACATGGCCGGGCTCTGGAGAAGATGATGCAATATATTGGGCTGAAAGCGTTGAGCCACCAGCATCAGCAGGTTACGACATATATAATTTTATTGTGATTAATGGCAAAATTTATGGTTCGCTTTCAATCCGCAATGCTGGTTGGGCACAATAATATAAAGGAAATGTAGTATGCCAGTAGGTGGCGGTAAGGGTTTTATTGATAAAACCTGGGCACAAACATTTGATGAAACACGATTCAAAGATGCTGCGTCAGGTACAACTGATGCAACTCCTATTTCTGTGCCTTATGGAAAGCAAGTAATTGAAATTACTGCAAGGGGTGGAGCCGCTAGCGCGCCAATACTAGATCCTGCATATTCAATTACAAAGAACGCTTATACAACGTCAAACATTACTTCGTATCCTTCGCGTACTTTCTTTAAGGATGTATATACAACTCAGATCAATACCTCGTATCCAACAAGAACATTCTTTAAAGATTCATATACGTTATCTACAATATATCCAGCTAGGAATACTTTTGAGAATGCTTATACTACTGTAGCATATACGCAGTATCCATCGCGTGTGCAAAAGAATGCATATAATACTGTACAATTCACTGCATATCCTGCTGACGTTGCGAAGAATGCCTATACCACTCAGGTAAACACTGCTTATCCTGCTGACGTTCAAAAGAATGCTTATTCTACTGTAGCATATACACAATATCCAACCAGATTTAATAAAGCCGCTTATAATACCGTACAGTATACGCAATATCCAATTAGATACGCTAAGTCAGCTTATACTACTGTAGCATATACGCAGTATCCACAGCGAAACCAAAAAAATGCTTATACGACTGTAGCATATACGCAGTATCCTGCTCGTACTCAGAAAGCCGCATATAATACACAGGTCAATACGGCTTATGGTGCCGACGTTCAAAAGAATGCTTATACGACTGTAGCATACACGCAATATCCTATTCGATATTCTAAGGCCGCATATACTACATCGACCATCACTAACTATCCTGCTCGTACATCAAAAGCAGCATATTCTACAGTAACTAATACTGCATACGGCGCTGACGTGGAAAAGAATGCATATTCTACGGTAACTAATACTGCATACGGCGCTGACGTGGAAAAGAATGCATATAATACTGTGCAGTATACACAATATCCAGCTGATGTAGCAAAGAATGCATATAACACCGTAGCATATACACAATATCCTGCACGATTTACTAAGGCTGCATACAATACATCGTCCACCACTAACTATCCCGCGCGGTTTAACAAGGCTGCATACAATACATCAGTCACCACTAATTATCCTGCACGGTTTAATAAAGCCGCGTATAACACATCAGCTACCACTAACTATCCTGCACGGTTTAATAAAGCTGCGTATAACACATCAGCCATTACTAACTATCCTGCTGATGTTCAAAAGAATGCTTATTCTACTGTAACATATTTGTTCTACAACTCTGAAGTTCAGAAATTTTCATATTCGACATCTGTCGTAACGTCATATCCAGCTCGTACTCAAAAAGCTGCTTACTCTTTCCAGCAATATCAACTAAGTTCGAGTAACCAAACTTATGTTCTGACAGGATTTGTTTCAGGACCAACGCGTTGGCAAAAATCAGCATATAATGCGACTGTCACCACACAGTATCCAGCAAGATTTAATAAAGGTAGTTATAATTTAGCAGTAAATACAGATTATCCTGCACGGTTTAATAAGGCTGCATATTCTACAGTAACCAATACCGCATATGGTGCTGATGTAGCAAAGAATGCTTATTCTACAGTAGTCAATACTGCTTATCCAGCAGCCGTAGCAAAGAATGCTTATTCTACTGTACAAACAACAGCATATGGTGCTGATGTAGCAAAGAATGCTTATTCTACAGTAGTCAATACCGCATATACTGCCGACCAAGAGAAAGCAGCTTATACTACTCAGGTAAACACTGCTTATCCTGCTCGATTTAATAAAAGTGCGTATACAACTCAGGTTAATACGGCTTATCCTGCACGGTTTAATAAAGCCGCGTATAACACATCAGCTACCACTAACTATCCTGCACGGTTTAATAAAGCTGCGTATAACACATCACAAACAACTAACTACCCAGAACGGTTCCAAAAAGCTGCTTATTCTACTGTACAAAATACGCAATATCCAGCTGATGTACAAAAGAATGCTTATACTACTCAGGTTAATACTTCATATCCTATTCGATATAGTAAAGCTGCTTATAATACTGTACAATATACACAGTATCCACAGAGATTTGCAAAAGGAGCATACACCACTCAGGTAAACACTGCTTATCCGCAGCGATTCCAAAAGTCAGCGTATACAACTCAGGTCAATACTTCATATCCTCAGCGTGTGCAGAAAAATGCATACACAACTCAGGTTAATACTGCATACGGTGCTGATGTACAAAAGAATGCCTATACTACACAGGTCAATACCTCATACCCAACAAGATTTAATAAAGCTGCTTATTCTACTGTAGCATACACACAATATCCAACCAGATTTAATAAAGCTGCTTATAATACACAGGTAAATACGGCATTTCCACAGAGATTTAATGCTGCATATACAACTCAGATCAATACCTCGTATCCAACAAGATCATTCTTTAAAGATTCATATACATTATCTACGATATATCCTGCAAGAAATACTTTCGAGAATGCATATACAACAGTAGCATATACACAATATCCATCGCGTACATTCTTTGAGAATGCATATTCTACTATACAATATACACAATATCCATCTCGTATAACTAACTATCCGGATAGAGTTACAGCTGGTACTGCTGGAACCGATAGTGTTGTTTCATGGGTAACAGCAGACGGTTATTCTGTATCGTTTACTGCTGCCGGTGCACAACCAAATATCACAAACTATGTAATTCGCACAGCTCAGACTTCAAACAGAAAGATATTTGATCCAACTAAAGTCGATGGTGTAGATGGAACACAACTTAATGTTTCCGTAGGTAACTCGCCAGCAGGTAACAATACAGCAGCTAATAGAGGGTTTATAAATATAAAGTACACTGGTTAAAACTTTATAATGAGGTTACATTATGTTATTAGCTCCATCCACGGAACTTTCTCGTTTCGTAATTGTCGATAATCTTGTTGACACCGTAGATAAAATACGATTCTTTGAGAAGATTATCGGTTTTCAACCTAGAGATCCAGAAAGCGAATTTGCATGTGATTTAGGATATCTAGAATCAGACATGAATACAAATAAAATTGTGTATGATCCCTTTCATTCTCTTATCTCTACAATAAATTATGAAGCTTTTTTGTATGATATAGAATCTCTTGAAAAATTCATGTACGCTCGACTTACTTCAACTGCTCAAGATCATATCAAACCTCATCGTGAAATACGATTATCTGGCTATAGAAAACAAGATCGTAAGATTACGATGCTTAGCTGTCTATCAAATAATAACGAATATGAAGGTGGCGAATTAAAAATTGATATCGATGGAACTCTGCAACCGCAAATTATAAATTTAAAGGCCGGCCAAACGGTATTCTTTGATTCACATGTTACATGGGGAATAGAACCAGTGACGAGTGGCGAAGCAAGATTTCTATTGAACAATGCATGGGGTAAATCACAACTATGATTTTTAATAATGATCCCGGTCTAGAGTTTTATACATCAGAGCATTTATATGGCGCACTCATTGAACCATCTAGAATGCAAAAGCATGTGCCAGAATGGTTTAAGAAAATACCTGTTACAAAAAATATTCGTGATCAAGGTGGGTTCCCATTATTTACGGCTAAAAAATGTTTACCTATGCTAGATGCTATGACTCTTGGTTGGGTGATTCCATTACAAAGTGATGTACATGTAATTACAAATGACGATTGTTCTATAATTCAGGCTGCAGGAAGAGAAGGCAATCAAATACAAGCCGTACAAGGCCACGCGTGGGATCAAATTGCATCTGAAAAATGGCCGGGCTTTAAACAAGATCCGTTGAAGTTTATTAATCATTGGCGAATCAAAACTAAACCCGGCTGGTCATGTTTATTTCAAGCAATGCCAAATTCAGTGCAATCTGATTTTACATGTTTGAGTGGTGTTGTTGATACCGACACATATATGAATACTATTAATTTTCCAGCTGTTTGGAATACGCCAAATGCAGATATAACTTTAAAAGCAGGTACGCCATTAGTGCAAGTTATTCCATTCAAAAGAAATAAGATGGATGCTAAAATCAGAACAGCTACAGATCGCGAAGAAAGAAAAAGAGATATACTTGAAAAGGCGCAAGGAACAAGAACGGGCGTATACACTCAAGAATTAAGAGAAGTTAGATAATGTGGAAAAAGAATCATAATGAAGAGTTCGTCTTTAATGATATGTGGGGTTCTGTTTGGGGAACATGGCCGATTGTAGCAGCAAATAAATTTAAAGCGCCGTATGAAAGTTTTCAAAGAGAAAAATATGGGCGACCACATCTTGTAGATTGTCCCGGCATGTACGACTATAAAAATCAAGGCTGGTTAATGCTAGCTTGGTGTGAAATTGAAGTGCATTGTGATGGAAAAAATACCATGATGTATTATGGCCATCGAGATAAAGGTGAATGGCCAACCCCTGTTAATCAAGAATGTCCATATAAGCTTGATCACAATAAACACATCGACGAGCAATGGATAAAAAGTGCATCTGGCATGTCAGAAAAAATAGCCCATGGTATCGCCGAGCATCGAGACAGCAATCCTACACCAATGCATATTAGTACGCCATGGGCAATAATTAATAAAGGCTGTTCGCTAATGGTTCAGCCTCCTGTATATCATAGTAATATTTCAGAAGACTTTTATGTATATCCCGGCATAGTTGATTATGAGAATGGATTTTCTACAATGAATTTTATATTCTCATGTAAAAAAGAAGGTAAGTTTACAATTAAACCGGGTACTCCTATTTTACATATGATACCTATGATTAAAAGAGATTGGAAGGCATACTATACACACGATAGTTTAGGTGAAACAAAATTCTATACTGGTGCGCTGTCTAATGCTAAACAATTTTATAGAAAAATGGTACATAGAAGAAACAGATTTACGATTGATCGGTGGGATAAATGATAAACACAGAAGCTCTAGAAGAAATTAAAATTGCTACAAGCTTTAATGATAGACCGTATCTAATTAAAAACTTTACTTCATTTCCTGACCAATTTTTAAATCATATGTATTTTTATGAATGTTTCGGTGAATGTAATTATTATGATTGTCATGTATTGCCTATTATGGAATGGGGTGATACAGCGTCGTCACTAAAGATATCATTTAATGATCTTGCTTATAAAAATAAAAAGAAAGACATAGATGAGAATGGCGTGCAAAATTATAAGTCGCGACAAAGAATGGAAGGGATGGGTAGGAAACGTCCATTAGATTATTTAAAAGATAAGAACACGCTTAGAATTTATAATTATGAAAAATATAATAATCTATCGCGTGATATGAGTAATGCTTTATTAGACACCTTTACACTCGATGTAGATATCTTTGGGGTGTGGCCGGCGTTTGTAACACCAGAAAAAGGTGCTGCGCATGCGACTTTCATAAAAGAGAATGAAATATCTGGTCATCCTCGAGGTGAAAATTATAATTCATTTTACTTACAAACAGTAGGCACATCAGAGTTTGTCATATACAAAAATCGTGTCAGTGGTTTAGTTGATAAGAATCTACCATTTGACTGGACAAAAGAAAAACGAGTAATATTTTTTGATAATCTTGAAGTCGAAGAAACCATAGAAGTAAACCCAGGCGACTTACTATACATACCTGAAAGAAAAATGTTTTATGAAAAAGGTGTGGAAGAAAGAATGCATATTAATTTTCCTCTAATATACAAAGGACCTCAGTCGAGTTATAATCCAACATTATGATAGAAGTAGAAGACATTTTCATTGAAAGTATTTTTAAAGAAGTATATGACGATATAAATCATCAAGAAATACACGACTATATAAACTTTCTTATGAGTAGAGAAGAGAAAGGTGTAGTCATTTCTAATAAAGGTGGGTGGCAATATCATGTTCAACGCGATGAGTGTGAAGCTATAGATTATTTGAATGATAGACTGCATGCCACGGCCCATCAAATTTTATATGAGTATTATAGCTTTGATATGAAGAATATGGTCAGCGCTGGTATATGGATTAATGTAAATAATTCCGGTGATTATAACGTAAATCATAATCACGCCGGCTCCGTGCTATCTAGTTGTTATTATTTACAGGCGCCTGAACCTTCAGCCCATATTGAATTTGAACCAAATGATCAATTGTCTAGAACAATATTGAGAAACGAACTCGAAAAAGGTGGATCTGAATTTTTAGGAGATGATAATCCTCGTATTAGAATGGGCGCGGGCAAAGCACCACAAGAACGGGAAGCATACTTTTTTACAGGACATCTGTCACATCGAGTTGATATAAATAATTCAGTCGAGCCTAGAATTTCACTCGCGGCTAATTTCTGTTCGAGCGCAGCTCGCTCTTAGTATAAATAAAATTAAAATAATAGGGTACACCTATGGCGCGCACTGAAGATCTAACCATAGATCAAAATACCGATTTTACTATCAAGCTGAACTTGCTTGATAGTAATGATGCAGCTTTAGATTTGACTACAAAATACTTCGCAGCATCATTCAAAAAAAGATATAACGATACCGATTCTACTGATTTTACAGTCACCGTTATCGACGCTGCAGCTGGTTCTATACAACTGTCGTTATCATCTGCTATTACATCAACATTAGATACTAGCTTACGTTATGTATATGATGTGTTAATGTATGACAATGGAGATGTTAATATAACAAAAGTACTAGATGGAAAAATATTCGTAAAACCTAGTGCGACTTCTGTAGGAGAGTAAGATGTCAACAATCAACCTACGCGTAGGCAATGATGCTCTTACATTTCAAGAGTTGGATAACAACTTTACCAACCTCAATAACGATAAGTACGAATCAGGTGACAACCCAAGTTTTGTTGGTTTAACACTTACTAAAGAGGGTGATGGTTTAGCTAAAATCACTTCACCCGCTCCATCGGGTGGCAATGACACACAATTTATCCAATTTGACGAATCGACATCGAACCAAGGCTTTGTCTGGATAGCAGTGTCAGATGATATGGATGTTGGATCATCAAATGATATTTTCTATGTTGGTGATAGCAATCTTACCGATTGGAGATTTAAAGTAGACGGCGCCGGTCAAGTTTATACATCTACCGGAAATGCAGCAGGCGCAAACTTTGTAGCACAAAGAATCTTTGCAGATAACTACCATCCAAACGCCGATAGATGGACAACAGATCGAACGTTAACAATTGGCGGCACCGGAAAAACAGTAAACGGTACCGCAAGCGTTTCTTGGTCGTTGGCTGAAATCGGGGTCGATGCTGCTGGTACTATTAATTACGTACACCCTCAACCTACTCGTACTAATAATACCTCTACACAAACTGCGACTGCCGGTGGCACGTTTACAGCAATCGATTCTGTAAGTTCAAATGCAAATGGTCATATTACAGCCGTAAATACTAAAACTGTTACACTGCCGGCAGATAATAATACCGATACTCTACAAAGCATTGCAAACGATACATCATCAAGTAGTAGATATGTTACTTTTGTCAATTCAGCGACTGGAGCCCAAACCGGTAAGAGTAGTGGATTACTTCGCTATAAACCAAATGAGGCAATTTTATCTGTAGGTAATACATCTGTTAGTGAAGTACAAACAAGCGAAGTGTCTTGTTTATCAAATCAACAATTAGTCTTAAATGCAGGTGAGTCTAGAGGTACTATTTCTTCAGCTGGTGTTGTACAAAACGCCGAAATCATTTATATGAATGCTGAAAACGGTGTGCAGATTAACTCATCATCAAACAATTGGGTTGACAGTGTAAATGGTAACTGGGCTGGTACAGTACAAACATTAACACTCAATGACTCAAATGGCAACTCATCGTTCCCCGGCAATATAGTAGCCGGAGGAACTGTTGGTGGTTCTAATCTCAGTGGTACAAATACAGGTGACGAACCTAATGCATCTGCTACAGCTAGAGGTATTGTAGAATTAGCAACTGTAACCGAAGTTAATGCTGGAACAGATACAACCCGTGCGGTTACTCCTGCAGGTATTGCTGGATTTACTGGTTCAGCAAATGTTGTTACAGTAGGTACTATTTCATCTGGTACTTGGCAGGGCGGTATTATTAGTACAGCTTACCTAGAAAACCAAAGTGGTACAAACACTGGTGATGAACCAGATGCAACAACATCCGTAAAAGGTATTATCGAAATAGCAGGCCCTTCTGAAGTTACAGCAGGCACAGATACAACTCGTGCTATTACACCATCCAGTCTGACTTCTATCACTAAGCTTGGTACAATTGGAACTGGTACATGGCAAGGTAGTGTTATTGCTTCTGCTTATTTGGATGCTGATACCGCACATCTTTCTGGTTCACAAACATTTACCGGTGCTAAGACATTTAATGCAAATACTACTGTTGTCGGTATATTAGATGTACGACACACAAATGTACAGATGCGTTTGACCGATACAACGTTTAGTAATAATTACTGGGAGCTTGATCACCAAAATGGGTTATTATCATTTAGATATAACGGCGGCACGGGTGCATTCACTTTGGCGCATGATACTAGTGATGCTACATTTGCTGCGAATGTTGATATTACTGGTACACTCACTGCAACATCTAAGTCATTTGACATTGAACACCCAACAAAAGAAAATATGCGATTGCGCTATGGGTCTTTGGAAGGACCAGAAAATGGTGTCTATGTAAGAGGTAAATTGAGCAACACCAAAGTAATCGAGTTGCCAGACTATTGGACTGGTCTTGTCCATGAAGATACTATTACCGTGTCACTTACACCTATTGGTTCGAACGTCATTATGTGGGTAGATAAAGTAGAAGATAATAAAGTTTACATCGAAGCTATTCCATCTATATTCGAATGCTACTATCACGTATTTGCAGAGCGTAAAGACATCGATAAGCTCACGGTAGAGTACTAATGAGTACCGTATACGGTCCGAAAATACCGGATTTAGTTTATGCCTTCGATCCTCAGACAGGTAAACAAGTCGGTACAAAATCAAATGTTACGATTGGAAATTCTGTAGGCACTACTCAAAAATATTATGAATTTAATGGTACCTCGTCTATCATTCGTTTTCCATCTGTAACATTAACAGAATGGACTGTAGCATATTGGTTTTACGATACATCAACAGGTACTAACTACAATATGACATTCGGTCAAAACGGTGGTACCAATAATCGTTTCTATCACCGTGATGATACAACTTCATATAGATTACGAGTGCATAATAATGCTAACGTAAGTGTTGGTGATTTAATAATGGCAAATCGACGAGGAGCTTGGACTTTTCTTGCTTACAGTATGAAGCCCGGCACAAGAAAAACATGGTTGCAAGGATCTCCAGTTGCTAACGTTGCTGAGACTGATAGCTCAGAATTCATATTCGATAGTATTGGCAATCCATATACAGGATCTAGTTTTTATTGGTTAGGATATATTGGACCAGCATATCTGTATTCACGGCAATTAGAAGATTCAGAAGTATCTGATCTATATAATTTAAATGCATCGAGGTTTGGACAATAATGGCGATACCAACAAAATGGCTACGCTGCTTATTAGATGCTCGTAATACGAACAGTTACCCGGGCACTGGCACTACGTGGACAGATCTATCTGGAAATGGTAATAACTTTACTCTGTCTAATACAACATATAATGCAGGTGGTTGGCTTAGCTTTAATGGCACGACAAGCGGCGCAATAGGTAGCCCGACTACGCCAAATAATTTTACAGTCGATAATCATTCTACGACTGTGAGTATGTTAGTACGACCAACATCTAATCAAGGAAACACAAACAAAGCTTTAATCACGGATAACTTTGGACCAGAATTTGGTATCTGGTATAATGGTGCGACCTATACTGCTTATTGTTATTCATCAGCATCATATACTAAAACTTTTAACGAGTGGGCTAACGTAACAATGGTAATACCATATGTTGCCAGACAGCCTGCAGATTTGGCCGTAACAGGTGGATCTCATACGAGTGGTACAACGACATTATTACTCAATAACGCATCAGGTACATTTACATATGATGCATCTGGTCCGCTCAACGATAGAGTTACAGTCACAGGAAGTAATCCATCAGGCTACAATGGAACTTATGCATTGACTGCTGCGAATACAACATCTATTTCATATGCACAAGGCAGTAATCCGGGTACATGGGTATCTGGTTCACGGGCTAAAACAAAAGTCGGTAATACGAAAACAGAAATATATGTAGATGGAGAGTTTATCACATCGGGCACTGGTACTGTGGGTAATGGTGCTAATGACTGGCCTCTTACGATTGGTTACGATAATCAGAGTGGTACACCTACTGCATACTTTACTGGCGATATTGCATGGGTCGGTATCTGGCAAACTGCACTTAATCAAGTGGATATCAAAAATATTCACCTCGCACTGAAGGGTAGAATGTAATGGCTGGCAATGCTGTAGCTACAAAAAATTGTATTCTATTCATGGATATGTGGAATGATAAGTCATTTCGTGGTGCACCTGCGACAAATATACAAGAACAATTAAACGCAGATAGAAATCCTACACAATCTGATGCATGGACAGATTATTCGAGTTCAGTATCAAGTCCCGGCAGATGGTCAGTAAATCATCAAGATGCAATTAAAGTTTATAATCGAGTCGGCTCAAACATTTCATCTAAGAATAATACCGGCGTTCAGAACTGGAAGCAGACGTATCATGGTCATTGGATATATGATGAAGAGTTAGGATATCCCGTACAGATCATGAGAGACATTGGAGATGGTTCATGGTTGTACGCCGGCGGTGGTTTAAACAGTGCCGTGAATACACCGACAAAATGTGGATTAGGACTCGGTGATCAATACGTGATATCATGGGATCAATGGACGACTAGTATAAGTAAGTCTGCGAACTGTGGTTTATATGGACAGAATACTACAGGAACACAGAACGCGTTTCACGATGGCCTATCAAATCAGGCAGGTGATACGGCTTACAATACAAAAGCATATACATGGGAACGATGCTGGGGTATCTTTACGATCAGTGCTAATCGTGGATTAGATGCGACTTGGTCGATGTATAATTATGGCATGTATCTAGGTCGTGGTATTTTAAAGGTCGCTAACTTTCAAATCGAAGTTGGCAATCATCCATCGAAATATGTGATACCAACTGGTGCTAAAACATATAATGCAACAAGAACAACATCAGAATCAGTAGTCGATATTACACGTAAAAACGATCTGACTGTCAGCAATCTATCATTCGAGATTGATAATCGACGAGAAGCATTTGCATTTGATAACACATTAAATAGCAAAATAAACGGTGTCCAATCATCAGATGCTCAGATCACAGCCGGTGGAGCAATGAGTTTTGACGGATGGGTACAAGTGAATTCATCACAAAATAACTCATTCCCTTATATTCTTCAGTATGGTGCATCATGTATTATCCATGTTAGTCAAACACCGGGCACTAATCCATATTTAGCATTTAATGCATATACAGCAGCTGGATTAAAGCAACTTACTTTCTCATCATTTTTTAGTGGTGAGCAGGATACTAATTGGGTACATTTTGCATGCACGTGGGATGGCACGAGTGGTCAAAAAATATATAAGAACGGTGTACAAGTAGCATCGACGACTCAAACTGCAACGACTACAACCGCAACAGGTTCAGGTGGTCTTGCGATTGGTGGTAATAATGTCGACAACAATCGAAATTTCAACGGCAAGATTGGAGCAATGAGAGCTTACAATCGAGTATTAACTGCAAAAGAAGTTTATCAAAATTACCAAGCATCTCGTGGACAATACGGAGTATAAATAAAAGCATGGCTGATTCAGATAAAGACATTTTAATTACTCCACAAACTGGCACTTCTTCGGATCCATCGATACAGTTTAAGAGTGGTGCTACATCCGGTGACCCTATTACGTTGTCAGTAACAGACGATGGGACCACTTCTACTCTTGATTTTAGTGGCTCAGCTGGCCAGCTATTTTCAATAAGTAACGATTTATCTGGCACAGTTTTTAGTGCAGCAGATGGTTCAGGTATACCAGTTATTGAAGCAGATGCCGATGGCACAGTTAGATTAGCACCGTTTGGTGGCGTTATTGAAACCGGCGGACCAACTCGAGAAAATCTAAACACAACATCTGGCACATCAGTATCGATAGACTTAGATCAAGGTTCTATGTTTTGGCATACAGCAGGAGCAGGTACAACAACTGTTACATTTAGCAATGGACCAGCTTCTGATCAAACACAGACTATCATGTTTGTACATCAACAAGATGGTACGGGTAACAGAGCTATCTCATGGCCGGGCGGCGTTTCTTGGGCTGAGAATGTAGAACCACCAGAATCTACAGGCCCTAATGATATTGACGTCTACACAATTCAAGTCATAAATAAAGGCGGTACTACATATTATATGATAACATTGGCGGTTAGAAACGCTAGCTAATATAAATAAATGGTGAATAAATGACTAAGGTGAATGATCATCAAGTAGGCACGGGCTTATCTGGTGTTTTAGAAATTAAGAAGCCTGACGGCTCAGTCGAAAAATTAGTTTTAAACGGTAAGAGAATATCAACAGGAGATAAATCTCATGGCAACATTAAACCATCCAACAGCGGTTCGGAACGCGATCGCTGATACAGTAGTAGATCGTATCGACGCCGGTGCCGGTGCTGGTAAATTGAAGTTTTACACATCAGATGGTGGATCTCTTCTGGCGACATTGACATTTAGCGATCCTGCATTTGGAAACGCTGGTGCTTCAGTTGCTGGCCGAGCAGACGCAGCTGCTATCACTTCTGACACAAACACATCAGCCGGTACTGTTACTTTCTTCGAAGTAACTGATTCGAACGATGTTATTGTATTCGAAGGTGACGTAACATCCGATGACGTAGGTACTGGTTCTATCCAGCTTTCATCTACAACCCTCGGTACTGGCGATACTTTGTCAGTAAGCTCACTACAGTACACCGCTCCAGTATAAACTAGTGACTTTCCTGGGTAACTACTCTTTCAGTTACCCGAATGGTAAACTGAAAACTCGAATGGGCCTTCGTGGCCCATTTGTTGTGCGTAGAGGTTATCAATGGCATTAGTACGCACAATCTACCATGTTGACGATTATGTAGCGGTTGGCTATGTAAGAAAAACCGAAGAGCTGGAAGGTGTAGCTGGTATTGGCGCATCTTCATTATCAGGCGTCGGTGAACGTAAAGCTCCAGCTACTGGCTCACTCGTATCAGCAAATTCTAGTCTATCAAATGCTGATGGTGAACGTGAAGTTAAAGTATTATCAGGTGTACCACAGGTCACCGTTTCTCTATCTGGTTCTGGTAAAACAAATAGAATTGCTGTAGGTTCTATTGTATCTGCAAACAGTTCAATCTCTAGTGTTGGCGAAAGAACTATCAGTGGTTCTGGTTCCGTCACAAAATCTAACAACTTTATTGCGAGCACCGGTGAAAGAACTGTAGTCGGTTCTGGTTCGATGCCACAGGAGACGAATCAAGTTGTTGGTGTCGGTGAACGCAGAGTTACTAAAGTTGGCGCTGGAAATCTAGTATCTGCAAACTCATCAATATCGAGTTCAGTAAAAAGATCAATTACAGGTACTGGATCTCTGCCACAGGAGACCAATCAGCTTGTTGGTGTTGGTGAAAGAGGTGCGTCAGGTGCAGGTTCATTACCACAGAAAACCAACACCTTGGCTGGTATCGGCGAACGAGCTTCGGTTGCTGTCGGTCAGCTACCACAAAAAACCAATACGGTATCAGGCACTGGTCAACACGGTCTAGTAGGAAATGGATCAATTGTATCAGCCAATAACAGCATTGCTGGTGCCGGCGAAAGAATAATAACCTCATCTAGTAATATTCAACAAGGCGATCACAGCCTATCAGGTTTAGGTGAGAAAAGCGCTTCCGGAAGTGGCAATCTACCACAAAAGACTAACACACTGGCTGGTGTTGGTGAGCGTGTTATTACGGCCAGCGGCTCATTATCATTAGCAAATAGCAGCGCTACAAGTTCTGGTATAATAGAAAGAGTTGGTACCGGTACACTTATTACAACGGCTGCACTTTCTTCCATAGCTGAAAGAACTATATCTGGTCCCGGCCATTTACCAACTCCTGAAGTAACACTTGCAGGTATTGCTGAACGTACGATTACTGGCACGAGTTCTTTACCTCAAAAGACTAATACACTCTCAGGTATTGCAGAACGAGAAATCTCTGGTTCGGTTTCTCTTACCACATCTGCTTCACTTTCTGGTTCCGGTGAGAGATTAATTACTGGCACAGGCGAGCTGCCGGTTGAAACAAATACTCTATCAGGTATTGGCTTACGAACTGTTATATCATCAGGTTCGGTGCTATCTGCAAATTCAGCTATTAGTTCTGTTAGCGAAAGAAGCATCACTGGTTCAGGTTCGCTGCCGCAAGAAACAAATGAATTAGCCGGTGTCGGTGAAAGAATAATCACAGGTACCTCATCCGTTGTAGCTGATAATTCGTCTATAACTGGCACATCGACACGCTTGATTGACAGCGATTCAACACTTATTACCACTGCATCTACATCTGGTGTAGGTGAACGAGAAATTGTATCATCTTCGGGCAATTTAGAATCTGATGTTTCAAGTGTCTTCGGACTGGCATTTGCAGGACCAGCTTCAACATTCTCTACACTTCAAGCAGCAAATAGCTCGATATCGAGCGTCGGTGAAAGAATCGTAACAGGTTCTGCGACGTTAAATACATTCGTCTCGATATTCAGCGAAGGTGAGAGATCTGTAACTGTAGTCGGATCACTAGATTCAGCTAATTCAAGCATATCGAGTGTAGGTGAAAGATCTATAACTGTCGCTGGTAATCTTACTGCTACAGATGATTCTGCAGTCGGTACTGGTTTACGAACGATAGTCTCTACACCAACATTGACAACCGAAGCTAGTGTTTCTTCGACCGGTACGCGTACCATAGTTGGTTCTGCTACACTCACAACAACAGGATCAGTACAATCACCAGTACCGGCTGAGCGCGAAGTCAAGCTTATTTCCGGTGTGCCACAAGTTGAAGTATCGATAAGCGGTGAAGGTTTACGAACAGTTGTTACTGGCACAAATAATGTTGAATCTGAAACGTCTTCACTCTTAGGTAATGGACAAGCAGGAAAGACTGCATCTGGCAATGTTGTTTCTGCTAACTCATCAATCTCCGGTGATGGTATCAGAGAGATTGTCAGTGATCCTATTTCACTGACAACTACAGGCTCTATATCAAGTAATGGTGTTCGAACTGTACCGGGTAGTGGATCACTGATCACAACCACATCAATCGATGGTATTGCTGAAAGAATAATTACGACAGGTACAAATACATTAGTATCTGCCAACTCATCAATTGCCGGTATCGCTGAAAGAGTCATTGAAGGTAGTGGCGCATTACCACAAAATAATAGCAGCCTGACTTCAACTGACGGCGAGAGAGAAATTACCGTCGTATCTGGCATATCACCAACAAGCGCTCAAGTTGATGGTGAAGGTATAAGACAAACTGTTGGTACTGGTAGCGTTGTTGCAGCTGCCAACCTAGACGGCGTGGTCGAACGTATTATTACATCGACTGGTAACTTACCACAAAATAATTCATCGCTTCTTGGTGATGGTGCACGCGGACCGCTAGGTACTGGTTCTATAGTATCAGGTAATTCATCCGTACAATCTCCTGTACCAGCTGAGCGTGAGGTCAAGGTTGTATCAGGTATATCACCAACCGCAGCAAATGTAGATGGTGCTGGTTTAAGAACTATTATAAGTGATACAAATACACTTGAAACCACATCGACATTAGATGGTGCTGTTGAACGCATAATCACCGGATTTGACTCGCTTCCACAACCTACTGCATCGCTAGCTGGTATCGGTGATAGAGATATTACTGGTACAGGCGTGCTGCCTCAAAATAATAGTAGTGTGTCTTCAACTGATGGTGAACGTGAAGTTACACTTGTATCAGGTATCTCGCCAACATCAGCTGAGTTTGCAGGTCAAGGTCTCAGAACTATTACTGGATCGGGTCAATTTACAGCAGTCGGAAACGAATTAACTGGCGATGCTATTCGCCAAATTGTCAGCGAATTTACAACATTACCACAAAATAATAGTAGCATATCTGGAGTCGGTGAAGCTGAAAAGACAGCGGAGTCTGCAGATCTTATTGCAGGTATATCTCAAGCTTCAGGTTCTGGTATACGCGAAGTTAAGTTCATATCGCTATCACAACCTGTAGCTACATTAGATGGTCAAGGCTTAAGATCAATATCTGGTTCAGGTTCAGTAATTGGTGAATCGTCGATTGATAATGATGCTGATCGAATTATTGTATCTGTAAGTGCAGATCTCGTACTTGATGCATCAGAAGTTTCTGGTTCGGGCGCGAAAGGACCGACAGCGATAGTATTTAATGTACAAGCTGCTCCATCTTCAGTCGTATCGCCAGCCGTTGGTGAGCGTGAAGTCAAATTAGTATCAGGTATATCTCCAACGTTTGCGTCAGTAAGTGGTGAAGGTGCTAAAAACTTCAACATATCAGCAACGTTTACTACCACGGCATCAGTATCTGGTTCAGGATTTAGATTTATTGCAGGTCCGGGCCATCTACCTGAACTCGAATCTACATTAAATGCTTCTGGCTTGCGTACTGTTATTGTTGATCCAATCGATATTACAATATCAAATTCATCTGTTGCTGGTACTGCACTTAGAGAAATCAGATCGACGTCAACAGAATTACCTCGAAACGATTCGGTTGTACAATCACCTGCTCCTGTTGAACGCGAAGTCAAGTTAATCTCTGGTGTACCACAAATTGAGACATCGGTATCTGGTACCGCGAACAGAGGATTAACTGCAACCACTAACTTACCACAGAAAACAAACACATTATCAGGTTCTGGTGTAAGAACGATCGAGGTTACCACTAATCTTCAAGCTTCGAGCAGTCTTGCAGGTTCAGGTAGCAAAACGGTCAAGGTTATATCTGGTGCGCTTGTCTCTGGTAATAGTGCAATCTATCCAAATGGTATTGTCGAGAGAAAAGGTACAGGTTCGCTTGTATCCGGTATCAGTATCTTTAGATCTAAAGTCGCCCGTGATATCGTAGGTGAAGGCTTCTTAGTATCGAGCAATTCGACTTTACTTTCAGACGCAGATACTGGCACCAATGAATCTGTAGTATCAGGACCATCTACTGTTGTTGGTGTTGGTTCTATATTAAAAGTAAATCAAGTCATTACAATCAAGAACGTCGATCAAGTCGAAACAATAAGTATTGTAATAGAAGATGGACCGGGCATCATAATTAAAGATGCCGAAGCAATAAAAACCGTTAATTCGACAATGGAATCAGAATTAATCATATCGTCGAAAGTAGCATAGCATAAATAAAATAATAAAACGTTACGAGGATATCCCATGGCTGTACCAACATCTCGAGAAGAATTTAAGGAGTATTGTCTTCGTTCTCTCGGTAAGCCAGTAATCGAAATAAATGTTGATGATCTGCAAGCTGAAGATAGAATAGATCAAGCTTTACGTTTTTATTATGATTACCATTTTGATGGAACAGATAAAACATATTACAAAATTGAGATGAACGACACCATTCGCGAGCAAAAGTATTTTGACTTGCCTGATAACATCATTGGTGTTGTTCGAGCTTTTCCTATCGGTGATCCTAACACATCATCTGGCGACATCTTTAACATTCGATACCAGATCGCACTGAATGATCTGTATACGCTAACGAATGTGGCTTTAGTAGATTACTATATGACAATGGAACATCTTGCCCTTGTCTCTGAGTTGTTAGTAGGGCGTCCACAGATTAGATTCAATCGTCACAGGAATCGTGTACACTTCGATGAAACTACCGGCGATCTTCCACCTAATGGAAATTTCATTGTTCTCGAAGCATATGAAGTCGTGAATCCGGATGCATTTACAGATGTGTGGGCAGATAGATGGCTACAATATTACACTTCGCAATTGATTAAAAGACAATGGGGAACAAACCTTACTAAGTTTGAAGGTCTGCAACTTCCCGGCGGAGTAACATTTAATGGTAGACAGATATATGACGAAGCTCAAGCTGAGATTAGTAAATTAGAAGAAGAGATGGTTACTAATTACAGCTTACCGGTTATGGATATGATCGGATAGTTGTTGGCCACAATGGCATTATAAGACATAACACAGGATTTGTACACAGTGGCAACGAATATATATTTCAATAATTTTACAAACACGGCTGAACAGAATCTTATAGAAGATCTGGTCATCGAGTCAATACGCATATACGGTCATGATATATGGTATTGTCCACGTACTGTTGTGTCAAAAGATGATATACTTCATGAAGATACGCTGTCTCAATATAATGATTCGTATCAGGTAGAAATGTATATAAAGAATGTAGAAGGTTTTGAAGGAGAAGGAGATTTCCTTTCTAAATTCAATATTCAGATTCGAGACGAGATCACATTCACCATAGCAAGAAAAGTATATCAAGAAACGATTGGAGATGTAGAAAATAGTGAACGTCCTCTTGAAGGCGACCTCATATTCATGCCTCTTACTAACAAAGTCTATGTGATCAAGTTTGTAGAGCATGAGCCTGTCTTTTATCAGATGGGATCATTGCAGATGTATGATCTAAGATGTGAATTGTTCGAATATAGTAGCGAAGATCTAAACACCGGTGTACCGCAGATCGATAATCTCGAAGTCGAATATACATTGGCTGTGACTGAAGCCGATGGCTTGATGCGAGATGCAAATAATAATGTCATTATAAATGAGGCAACTGGCAGACCAGAAGGTGTAGATAGCGATTGGAATCCGGATGATCCATTCTCAACAAACTCAGAATTTCAGTTGGATGCAGATTCATTTGTGGACTTTACTGAAAGAGATCCATTCAGTGAACAAGGTAGATATTAATGTTCGGACGTACTTTTTATCACGACACACTTCGTAGATATGTCATTTTATTTGGCACACTCTTCAATGATGTGTGGATCAATCGTGAAGATGAAGATGGAAATGTCAAACAGTCTATAAAGGTACCATTAGCTTATGGTCCTCGCGAAAAGTTTTTAGCAAGAATCGAGGGCATAGAAAGTCAACGCGATCCATTACAGCAACCATTTTCTGTTGTATTACCTCGAATGGGATTTGAGATAACAGGATTTAATTATGCACCAGAAAGAAAATTACCAACTCGTAAACATTTTGTTAAGACGGCAAACGCTACTGATTCAGACAAAAATGATTACATGTACAATCCTGTACCGTATGATATCTCATTCAGTCTTTCTATCTTTGTTAAAAATACAACAGATGGTACAAGAATCATCGAGCAAATATTACCATACTTTACGCCAGAGTGGACATCTACAGTTCAATTGATTGACGATCCGGATGTCACGCTCGATGTGCCTGTTGTTTTAACTGGATCATCACAAGATGACGTATATGAAGGATCATTCGAAGAGCGCCGTGCCCTTATATGGACACTTGATTTTACAATGAAAGGATTTTTCTTTGGTCCTGTATATAAGAAAGAAATCATCAAGCTGGCCAATACTCAAGTGTTTGATGCATCACTATATGAAGATGCAATCGATGCCGTAGAATTGCCACCAGAATCAGCTGTTGAACGATACATAAATACTGTAGGACTCGATAGCGAAGGCAATCCAGTTACTGAAAATCCAGTACAGGCAACTGCTATCGCAACAGTAAATGAAGGCACGGTTTCTGACATAACCATTATTAATTCTGGCGCTGGCTATTCGACCGCAACTGTTACAATTACCGAAGGCGGCGCTCCATTAATAAATGCTACGGCAACGGTAAATGTGGCAGAAAATGGCACCATTGCTAGCATCGAGATGGTTGAGGTAGGCACTAACTATACCCAAACGCCTGTCGTTACAATTTCGGCGCCAGATATTGTAAGTGTAGCTGCTAATACAATATCAGTAGATGACAATTACGGTATAATATCGTTTACGCAGCGACAAGAATATGAGTAAAGATGACATGAAGCATGATATATTGAATGACGTTTTAAATATGAATGGTACTGAAATCGTCCAAAAAGAAGACGCGCCATTACCTACAACTTATAGACCAAGTTTAGAATCAGATAAAGAATTCGAAAACGATACCAAGTATATCAGGCAGAATTTTTATGATCTTATAGAAAAAGGTCATAGCGCCATTGACGAATTATTGGCCGTCGCAGATCAATCACAACACCCTCGAGCATATGAAGTATTAGCAAATATGCTGAAGACAATGGGTGACATCAATAAAGATTTGCTTGAAATGCATGCTAAGAAGCAGAAGATTACAGGCGAAACTCCTACTGAAAACACCGTAAACAACAACTTATATGTTGGAAGTACAAGCGATCTACTAAAATTGTTGAATAAAGACGACGATGAGTGATATTACAGATATCAAGGATTACCGAGCATATCTCGGTAATGCTAATCTAAAAAGAAAAGGCGTTGACATTGAATGGACCGAAGAAATGGTTCAAGAATTTGTCAAGTGTTCAAAAGATCCTATCTACTTCTCTCAACAATATATTCAGATTGTACACGTTGATCATGGTCTTATTCCTATCAAGTTGTACAAATATCAAAAAGATATTATCAGGAAAACAACTAAAAATAGGAGAACATGTGTTGTCACCTCACGTCAGGCGGGTAAGACTACTACTGCTGTATGCCTTATCCTCCACTATATACTCTTTAATGACCACAAGCTTGTTGCTCTTCTTGCTAATAAAGGAGACTCAGCAAGAGAAATTCTTGACAGAATCAAAACAGCATATGAAGCCTTACCAAAATGGCTACAGCAAGGTGTCATCGAATGGAACAAAGGTTCAGTAGAATTTGAAAATGGATCGAAGATTATAGCGGCAGCCACATCATCATCGGCTATTCGTGGTAAGTCTGTATCCTTTCTATACATCGATGAGACCGCGTTCGTTGAAGGATGGGATGAATTCTTCGCAGCGGTATATCCAACGATATCATCTGGTAAAACAACAAAAATTCTTCTCACATCAACACCTAACGGTCTAAATCATTTTTACAAAACATGTGAAGGCGCAAAGTCTGGTAAAAATGGATATCAGTTTGTTCAGGTTATGTGGAATGATGTGCCCGGCAGAGATGAAAAATGGAGACAAGAAACACTAGCATCGATGGATTTCGACTCAGAAAAGTTTGCACAGGAGATGGAGTGTGAATTCTTAGGGAGTAGTGGTACATTAATCGCTGGTTGGAAACTCAAAGAATTGGTATATCATGATCCACTAAGAACGATTGGCGGAGTCACGATATACGAAGAACCTGAAGCAGAAAAAAAGTACGTCATAACCGTCGATGTTAGTCGCGGCAAAGGACTTGACTATTCAGCATTTCAAGTAATCGATACCACTAAAATGCCGTATAGACAAGTTTGTACGTACAGAAATAATATGATAACACCGGTTGATTATACTGCAGCTGTTCATAGAGCAGCTATGTTTTATAATCAAGCTTCAGTTATGGTAGAAATTAATGATATTGGTGATCAAGTAGCAGGTATATTATTTGAAGAATATGAATATGAGAACATGCTATTAACGGAAAATAACGGCCGAGAAGGTAAAAGATTAATATCTGGTGTTGCTGGTTTTAATGGAAGGGCAGATAAAGGTATAAGGACGACTAAACCTGTGAAGGCTTTAGGCTGTTCAATGCTAAAACTGTTAATCGAACAAAATCAGCTTATAGTAAATGACTTCGAAACGATTAAAGAGCTATCTACCTTTAGTGCGAAAGGCACATCATATGAGGCCGAACCCGGCAATCATGATGATTTAACAATGTGTTTAGTACTCTTTGGATGGCTCACAAATCAAAGATACTTCAAAGAATTGACTGATATAAATACGGTCATAAATCTGAAGGAAATGAACGAAGAGAAAGTTTTTAGTGAATTGACGCCCTTCGGTTTGATAGATTCCGGGCATGAAAACTACGAAGATAAGGTGCCTGTGACTGTGAAAGGCGACGACGACTGGGGTTGGCTGCGCTAATTAGAAATGTTGTTTGTTATAAATAAATGTACGATCTAGATTATATTTAAAATTTTTACAGGGAGAAACAAATATGCCTTTTCAATTAAGCCCAGGCGTTAATACTACAGAAATCGATTTGACGACTGTAATCCCTGCCGTGGCTACAACTGATGGCGCCATTGCGGGCGTATTTCAGTGGGGTCCGGTAGATAAGCCCGTACTAGTTACAGGCGAAGACGACATGGTAGCGCAGTTTGGCAAGCCAAATGCTGGTAATTTTGAAACATTCATGACAGCCGCTAGCTTTTTGTCTTACAGTAACAGCTTGTATATTTCACGAGCTCATCACTCATTCGGTTCTGATATTCGTCTTTCAGTATTTACTGTCGACGGTGCTGACTACTTTGTAGTTGCAGATAGCGATTCAACAGGTGTTTCGACTGGCGATGTAGTTGCTGCTCGTGGCTCTGACGTTGCTGAAGCTGTTGTCACTGTTGATGCTTCAGATCAAGTCGAAGCTATTACTCAAACCAATATCGACACAGTTGGTAATAAGATTGATCAAACTTTGACTGTTCTTCGCGAAGGCGAGAAAGTCACTGCTACATCAGATAACGCATTACCTACTGTACTTGGTGGCGGAACTGGCCCATCAGCTGAACTTTACGTCATTAACGTAAACGCTGGTGACTTCCAGTTAACTACTTCACAAGGTTCTACAGGTGATATTGTTGTATTCGGTGATACTGGTAGCGGCACAATGACGCTAACACGCTCCGGTTCAACACGAATCACTATGACCGGCGAGACTTTCTCCGGTGGAACTGGTTCAACAATTCTCGAATTCCACGATGCCGACTATTCATTCAACGCTGTTGCTAACTCAAGCGTTCGAGCTGCTTCACTTGCATCTAACATCGTTAAGAACGAAGACACCTACGACGGTGCTCTTGCTTCATTCGATGATAGTGTAGAGTGGATTGCTAAGTATCCCGGTTCTCTTGGAAACAGCTTACAGATTTCAGTTTGCGATTCAGCGAATGCTTTCTCATCCACCGTAACTGTCGCTCAAGGTGCTGCAACTGTACTGGCGATTGAAATTGGTGCATCAAATGGTACTATTACTACTGACGGCGCTGATTCACTTATCACTGATGTAACTGCTCAATTGGCAGTAGGCGATAAGATTCTGGTTGGTAATACTACAATCGGCGAACAGTACCTCGAAATCTCAGGTATCGATACTACTTCAAACACTTCATCAGGTGTACTTACATTTACTACGCCATTGACTACTACTGAAGACGTTTCAATTGCATCAACTGCAGGTGCAAATGCTACATTCACACGACTATGGCAACATTGGGATCTTGTAGATGGAGCGCCCGGCACTTCAGAGTATGTTGCAGAGAAAGGCGGAACTGGTAAAGATCAGGTTCACGTAGTTGTTCTCGATGAAGATGGATTGATTTCAGGTGTCCCCGGCACTGTACTTGAAGTATTCAACTCACTATCTCGTGCAACAGACGCAAAAGACGAGCAAGGTTCATCTCTTTACTATAAAGATGCGATCAACAGCCGATCTCAGTATGTCTGGTGGGCGAATGATCGTACTGGCGCAGCTTCTGCTCCTGCGATTAGCGTTGCATCTTCAACCAACAATGATCCTTCAACATTGTCATTCGCTAGTGGCCGAGATAACGGTACTGAAACTTCAGCTCCTCTCGGTGATATCCTTCGCGCATACGACGTATTTAAGTCAGCCGAAGATGTTGATATCTCACTAGTCATGGCAGGTAAGGCTCGTGGCGGTGCACACGGTCAAACACTACCCAACTACATTGTAGATAACATTGCTGAATCTCGTAAAGATTGCGTTGTATTCATCTCGCCAGAGCGTGGAGATGTGGTTGACAACGTTAGCGATATCGCTGCAGACGTAGTTGAATTTAGAAACGCTTGCCGATCAACTTCATACGGTGTTCTAGATGGCGGATACAAGTACATGTACGACAAGTACAACGACGTATATCGCTGGGTACCATTAAATGGTGACATTGCAGGCCTCGCAGCTTACACAGATGGCGAGCGTGATGCATGGTGGTCACCTGCTGGCTTCAACCGCGGACAAATCCGCAATGTTGTACGCCTCGCTTGGAACCCCAAGAAAGCCCAACGTGATCTTCTATACAAGAACGGTGTGAATCCAGTAGTTAACTTCCCAGGTCAAGGTGTGGTGCTCTTCGGTGACAAGACTATGCTTGCTCGCCCATCAGCATTCGATCGAATCAATGTACGTCGATTGTTCATTGTCCTCGAGAAGGCGATTGCGACAGCATCACAATCAACCTTGTTCGAATTTAACGATGAGTTTACAAGAGCGAGCTTTGTAAATCTTGTAACGCCATTCCTTCGCAGTGTGCAAGGACGGCGAGGTATTACCGACTTCGTAGTCGTATGTGATGGAACAAACAATACGGGCGACGTAATTGACCGTAACGAGTTTGTTGGTGACATCTATGTCAAGCCTTCGCGAAGCATCAACTTCATTCAGTTGAATTTTGTTGCGGTTAGAAGCGGCGTAGAATTCTCCGAAGTTATTGGAAACGCATAAATAGAATAAACAATAGGAGAATAAACTAATGGCTTTTAATTTACAAGAGTTCAAACAAAATGCGATCTCAGCTGGCGGGTTCCGACCCGCCCTCTTTGAGGTAAGAGCGCCTGCAGTATTGGGTGGCTCACCATTTAGTTTTCTTTGTATGTCGACACAGGTACCAGCTTTTACCCACGGTGTCATTGAAGTGCCATATTTCGGACGTAAGATCAAGATCGCTGGTGATCGAACTTACACCGAATGGACAACTACACTTATGATCGAAGAAGACTTTGGTGTACGCGACAGCCTAGAAGCTTGGGCAGATCAAATCAATGATCCAGTTTCAGGTCAACGTACATTTGGTGCACCAGAAGATTACAAGAATGAAATGCAAGTTATCTTGTATGGAAAAACTGGTGAAGCTAAGCGCACTTATAACCTTGAAGGATGCTGGCCAACAGACGTAGGCACTATCGAGTTGGATTGGAATACAACTGACACGATTGGCACTTACACTGTAACTTGGGCGTTTGATAACATGCCTAAGGGCAGCTAATTTAGCTTTAAGTCAAATTAACAAAAAGTAGTACCTGAGGGGATTATAAATAAACTTATAATCCCCTTTTTTTTATCGGAGCATTGAATGGAACTTTTTGGATTTGAAATTAATCGTAAGAAGGAGCAAAAGCAGCAAGAAAAACTGCAATCATTTGTTCCTCCATCTAATGAAGATGGTGCGCTTACGGTTGCTGCCGGTGGTGTTTATGGTACGTATGTCGACTTAGATGGATCGGTAAGAACAGAAGCAGAACTCGTTAATAAGTATCGAGCGATCTCTTTTGATCCTATCATTGATCTAGCAATACAAGAAATATGCAATGAGGCCATCGTAGAAGACAGCGACGAAGAGACCGTGTCTATTGTATTAGACGACGTAAAAACACAAGATTCTATTAAGAAAACGATTATAGCCGAATTCGAAGAGATACTTAATCTCCTCGAGTTTAATCGTTTGAGCTATGACATATTTAAACGATGGTATGTCGATGGTAGATTATACTATCATGTAATCGTTGACGAGAAAAAACCAGCACGTGGCATATTAGAACTACGTTATATCGATCCACGAAATATTAAGAAGATTCGTGAAGTTAAAAAAGAAAAAGATAGTAAGACTGGTGTCACCATTGAAAAAATCGTCAATGAATATTACATGTACAGCCCATCCGGATTTCTTAAAAGAACGGGCTCGTTAACCGGTTCTACGATGAGCTCATATGGATCTAGTAATCCATCCGCTGCCGAAGGTGTCAAGATATCTCCTGACTCTATTTGTTTCAACACAAGTGGATGTCAGAGTATGGATAATAAGCTCATATTATCTTGGCTACAAAAAGCAATACGCCCGCTGAATCAGCTTCGATCTATGGAAGATTCGATGGTTATCTATCGTATCTCACGAGCACCTGAGCGTCGTATTTTCTATGTTGATGTAGGTGGATTGCCAAAAGCTAAAGCTGAACAATATTTGTCAGACATTATGACAAAGTTTAAGAATAAGACTGTCTATGATTCTGCAACAGGCGAAATCAAAGATGATAGAAAGTTCATGACCATGCTCGAAGATTTTTGGTTACCTCGTCGAGAAGGTGGTCGTGGTACAGAAATCACTACGCTGCCTGGCGGTCAGAATCTCGGTGATATTGAAGATGTTCAATATTTCCAAAGCAATTTGTATCGGTCGTTGAATGTACCGATTACTCGTTTGCAACCAGAAAACACTTATAGTTTAGGCCGTGCAACAGAAATTACGAGAGACGAAGTAAAGTTTGGTAAGTTTATTACTCGACTACGCCAAAAATTCTCTGAATTATTCCTTAAGTTGCTTGAGCGCCAGCTAATTCTAAAAGGTGTATGTACAGTAGAAGATTGGGATGAATGGAAATCTAAAATTAATTTCGACTTTGCTGTAGATAACTACTTCGAAGAATTAAAGATGCTAGAAATGAATCGCGATAGAGTTGGTCTATTGCGTGAAATGGAAGAGTGGGTTGGTAAATACTATTCGCATGAGTATATCAGACGCTATGTTTTGCAACAGTCTGAAGCTGAAATGAAAGATTTAGATAAGCAAATAACTGATGAAGCAAACGATCCTCGCTATAATGAAGTCGAAGAGGAACCACCTGAAGAAGAAGCACCACCACCTGTACCACAACAATCATTTAAGTTGGTACCTGACGACTCTGCAGAAAAGGAAGGAGAGGATAAAGCTGATAAGAAAGAAGAGTATGATGCTCTTCAAATGAATTTGCTTGAATCTATGACAAGATATTTAGACGATGAATAAAATTGATCCTATTGTAACATCTTTTGCGATTGCTGCAGCCAAGAAAGAAGCTCAAAAAGTAAAAGATGCTATTAAAGAAGAAGTACAAATAATAGAAGGACCTCGAGGCGAAGTCGGTCAACAAGGTCCTATCGGTGAACAAGGTCCGAGAGGCTATATAGGTCCTATTGGAGACACAGGCGCGCAAGGACCACAAGGAGAAAAAGGACCACAAGGTGAAAAAGGACCACAAGGTGAAACTGGAGAAACAGGTTTACAAGGTGAAGCTGGCCCTCAAGGCGTTCAAGGAGAACGTGGTGAGAAAGGCGAAAAAGGCGATCAAGGTTTATCTGGACCTGCTGGTGCTGCAGGCAGGATGGGTCCCCAAGGACCTGCCGGCGAACAAGGTAAAGAAGGACCTCAAGGACTTCGAGGAGCTGATGGGCCACGTGGCGAGAAAGGGGACAAAGGAGATACAGGACCCGCAGGACCACAAGGAGAGAAAGGCGAGAAGGGCGATACTGGAGCGCAAGGTCCGCAAGGCGAGACTGGCAAAGATGGCCGAGACGCAGACTCGCAAGAAATAAAGGAGCAAATCAATACTTTATTTGAAGATGCCAAGACTTATCTCGACTCGCAACAGAAAAATTTACAAGAGCAGTTAGATGCAACGCAATTACAAGATCTCACAGAGTTTAAATCTAAGCTAACAAAAGAAGTATCAGAAACGATTGAGAAACATAAGAAGTTTATTGATTCTCAAATATCAAACAAATGGGCATCATCAGCAGGTGGTGGTTCAGTAAATATCCTACAGATGGATGACGTCAAATTTCAGAAACGTCATGAAGTCGAAGGTGATGCTATTCTTATCTTCGATTCTGTTTCAAAGAAGTTTCAATCAGAATCATTCAACGATATCATAGAAAGGTTACAGGTAGGCATGGAAAAACAATACGATAGACTCGTTGATACAGATGGCGATTATGTTTATATTGGTGAAGCAAACCCAGGCACGGCACGTGATGCAGCTGGCTGGCGTATTAAGCGTGTCTATGAGTTGCCCGGTGATGATGTAGAAATCATATGGGCAAACAATACTGCCAACACTGAACTCATCTGGGATAATCGAGCAACTTACGAGTATAACTAATGAGCAGAAATCGAACAAGAATAACAGTTGATGGCACAGTAGTTGAGATGCTCAAAGATGGCGTTACTATCGTAACTGATTATGACACCGAATTAGAAGCACTAGAAGCTGCTAAAGCTCTCATCGATACAGAAATTGCGGAGCAAAGTACTTAATGGCTATTACATATAGTACAAACGCTGCTGATAAACGAATGGTTCAGTGGTGGTCAGGCGACACTCTTACTGGTTGGGGTGGACCAAACGACGGCCTAGATTCTTTCGGTGCTGAGATTGAAGGGACATCGTGCGTTGTAATTGCTGCTCGTAAAAACGAAAATCTTTCTATTACATATACGAGTACTCTCACTAGTGTGCCGGCCGGATCACAACTTATTTTTAATACGTATACTATTATTGGTAATGTACTTACATCATTTGATATTGACGTAAATGATGGCGCAACAGGTACAGCTAATTTTGATATTCTATCAGAATTTACCGGTGCAACTCCTTCATTAAACCTAGGTTCTTTTGTTGCTATCGCAATGGATTTAGAAGCAGGCACTCTTAATGCACCTACAAATAACTTATCAGATATATCATATAATCTAAACGTTCAGAACGTAAACATTCGTTCAACTGATAATTTCTTCTTAGACGCAGCTTATGTTGGCGATGGTGTAACACTTATCGGAACAACGGTTGGGGATAAACTCTTTACTGAGGCTCAGGCGCAAGATATTTCAAACGATATTCATAACGGTGTTTTACAGGCATTTGAGGATGTAATCTTTGCTCAGCATGATATTGATATTGATACGACCACAGGCAATAGCGATAAAGAGTCTTTGACCTTTATTGAAACAAATAACGGTGCAAACACTTACGAATTAAATGGCACTGGAACTGCGGTCTTTACTGGCACTAATATTCAGACTACCGGCACTGTGACATGCACAGTCAATATGAGTAATATGACGTCGTTTAGTATGACTGCTGGTTCGATGAACAACATTACCACGATCACATTCGGATCAGGTCAAACTATTACAAGAGCCAATTTCAACGATGTTACTACATTCAACACCGGCGCTTCTACATTTACGAATAATACTCTGAATACTATCACTACTGCTAATATTTCAACAGCAGCTTCAGGTTGTACATTTAATAGTGTCACTACTCCGAATGTAACAGCTGCTTTAACAAGTTGTACATTTAATGAATCCGGCGAAGTTGATATCTCAACAGGCGGTGGTACTCTTACAAGCTGTGCATTTACAAATACGACAGCAGCGATTGCGTTGACTATTGCTGATTTAAACGATATTGATGATCTTTCATTTACAGGCGATAACACAAGTCATGCTGTCGATGTTGGTACAATATCAACAAACACGACACGAACTTGGAATCACACAGTTGTTAGCGGCTATGCAGGCACAAACGTAGCTGCGAATGCATCCAGCACTGCAGGAGATTCTGAAGTAATATTAGTAAACGTAGCGACTGGTGTAACACTTACAATTAATGTAGCTGCTGGAGCAACAGTTCCTACTTATCGAAATACTGGCCCAGGAACAGTAGTTGTACAGCAAACAGTTAATTTCGATGTAACGAATATATACGGTGGTACTGAGTTGCGTTTGTTTACAGATCCTGCACTCGCAGCTCTTGGAGGTGCAGAAGATGTGGCGAACACTTCTACATATGACTCAGGATTTAGTCAGTTATCTGGTCCTGATGCTTTAGGTAGATATAATGTAAGATATCAATATAATTATACTGCCGACACTGATATATTTGTCGTAGTACATTCACTTGATTATCAATATCTTAGATTGAGCACGACGTTGGGTTCATCTGCTAGCAGTTTACAGATAAATCAAGTCTTCGACAGACAGTATGAGAATCCATAATTTTTATAAATAAAAAGAACAATAACCCCCCTTAACAGGAGATTCAACAATGGCAGTTTTCGTAGCTACAGACATTATTACTGATCCGGATGATTTGTCCGCAACAGTAAAATTGACAACTGAGACACGAGCGGCAGCTGATGAGATTTTTATCGATACTACACCTGCAGGAACTCCTGCCGATCCTCGTACGATCGCTGTAATTATCGATGATGGTAATAATGGTATGAAAGAAGCCGGTCTGACACTTAAGTGTCTTTATTCATTCCTCAAAGAAGAATGGCGTACTAACGCCGATCTAATCAAATTCCCTTTCCCCATGACTCCAATTACGGATGAGCAGTTTGAATTTACACAGGGATGGAACTTAGAAGCCACAACAACATCTGGTACTGGTAATGACGGTTCAGGTGTAACCACTCCCTACCTCATCCGTACAGGTGGTTGGGCTGTAAATAACGCACGTGCAGGATACTCTGGTACAGTACGTGATTCAGAGCGTTGGTTTAGTGCGATTACTCTTGGTGCTCTTGATTCAAATGACCAAGTTTACTATCGTCAGATTGATGATACTACGACTGCACCTACAGATGTATTCCTCGAAGGCACTGTAAACCAAGCAGTACAATTCTATCGCAATGACAATCCAGACGCAGACGGTGATACAGATGATACGAACGAATTTGATTATACAAACTTCTTTGAAATCTTTATTCGTACATTTGGTAAAACATATACGCAGACTAACTTGGCGGATATCGGTGCGGGCGACGGTGTAACATATCAGGCTTATCGTTTCCCACTTGCAAACGCATCGGATCCAAAAGTTACACAATCCGAAGCAGCAGCATCTGGTGATTCAATCACTATTTCTAATATCGACGGCGATGCTACTACGATCACTGTTGATACTACAGCTGCACACGGTCTTGCTGTAGGCGATACAGTTGATATCTTTAGTACAACTAACTATAACGCGAATGGCTTCGTAATTGCTACAGTACCTGATGCAAATACATTTACGATCGCAAACACTGGATTCGATCAAGCTGCAGAAACATCAGGCAACGTTGCTGGCCAGTTCTTCCGCAATATGAGCTTGTCATGGGCTAATACCACTGTTAATACACAACAAACAGGATTTAACGACACGTTTGATACTACAGGTGTTTCTGTACCAGAAGCTTACTTCACAGTAAATCTAGATGCTGACGTAGCTGGTAACTTGTCAACGAAAGCATCTGCAGAATACATTTACATGTGGACTCAGGCGCAGCTGCGAAAGACAACAGACATCAATGAAAATACAAGTGATACTGGTGTACGTCGTGGTGATATTACTCCTCTTAAAGTACGTTTCGTGGGTGATGACTTATTCACGATTGGTAAGAAAGATGTACCCGGTGCTGTTGATTACGAAGGTGTATACATTACTGACTTCGCAACAGGCGATCAGAACAGATTGCACTTCTTCGGTTATGGTTCAGAGCAAAATGCAGCTGCAACTATTTCAGCTGCAGCACGTGCCTCAAACATCGTAACAGTTGATACTTCAGGTGATCACGGATTTATTGTTGGTGATTACATTACTATTGCAAACACAGACGCAACTACTGATTCGTTTAATGGTAACTTTGAGATTGCGACAGTACCTGATGCAAATACATTCACATTTGCTCAAACTGGAGCTGATGAGTCAGCAACAGTAACTGGTTCATCAGTTGCAGAACCAGCGGAATTTGAAAACCTCACATTCCCATTCGTATCTACGTTGATTTTAAACTTCAACTCAAACCTAACAGACGACACTGATGCTATCTTCCGTGTATTCTTTACAAATGACGACGCTGGTGATAATACCGGCCGAGACTTTGGTACAAAGGATGCATTGCTAGTACAAGATAGTTCTTCTACTGATATCTCAGGTACAGTATCTGCTGCTTCGTTAGAGTTCTCATACGCTTATGATTCAAACGTTCAGCGTGGTTCTGCATCAGCTGGTGAAGATGTACCGATTACAGTAGTTGCAATTGGTCTTAATGATGCGCAGTATGTATCAGCTTCTGCGACAATTCAACGAGCTGACTTAACAGTATCTCTTGTTGCACCGCTCGAGAGAAACTACGCTAACCCAGCTTAATAAATAGTTTATGAAGGGCCCTTCGGGGCCCATATTTTGAGAGGATAATATGATTACAAGACGCAATGTAAGAAATACATGCTTTAAGATGAAAAAAGGAAACACCGTGAAGTTTCCTGAAATCGTGGAAATCTTAGAACCTATGCTTGAAGAAAGAGGCTTTACATGGTTCGGCTTTTCTACGTGGTGGGATATTGCAATTGTCAAAGGTGAAATCATAATTATACGAGCTATTCATGACTTACAACAAGCTGAAATGGTTTGTGCACAAAAACAAATGGCCGAAAAAGTCGGCGCCGATCCTGAGTTTAGTGATGAGGAACTCGGTATTGTAGATTCCATCGAATCACAATTTCTAGATGATATTATGACTTGGCAAAATTATCGAGATGAGTGGGCTTTAACACAGGATCAAGATAATAAAAGAATTTTAACTAAGCTCATAAAAAGAAAGCCGGCGCAAAAAGTAGAAATTACACAAGACGTTATCGATGAGATGATTAAGAAGCAATTAGAAGAAGCTTCAGGAGATCCGGACGTCGAAACTGCAAGACGAAATGTCACACCGGTCGAACACGTCGTAAAGATATTGGAGTAATAAATGGCACTCGGAGATAAAAGATTTACACGTATACCACCGGAAAGTACTGGCGATCGTGTATACATGATCCATACTGCCGAGATTGAGTACAAAACATTCAACTCTGTAGCTGGTGGATCGACCGATCATTCTTGGCAAATAGGTCAGATGTATATGATTGCTGGCTTCGGTGGCAATGGTATGATGCATGTTCACGGAGTTTATGATAAAGGCGATGGCACTGGCGTTCTTGCTGTTCACTATAATAAGACTGCAAAGTATGAAAATCTTGAGCCAACAGTTGACGCTAACATCTCTTACAATGGCACTGCAGTTGCTCAAGTAGCCGCATTCTACGATGTCTACATTCCCGCGCAAAACATCATGGGCTACGATAATCCAGAATTTGGAATGGATGTTGACATCACAGGTTCAGCAAACATTCGATTCGCAGAAGGTCTCCCCCAATTAGACGCATGGGGCAAATTGCGTACATCAGGCGCTACTCATATCGGTGACTATGTATTTGGTCAAAAAGAAATTCTCGACAATAACTTCTCTCCTACACAATTAAATGGTGGTTCTGTTGTTTACGATAACGATAGAAACTCTGTAACAGTTAAAGTGCCGGGAGCTACTGATCCTGAACATGTAACGAACGAAGGATTTGCCTCTTGTTCAAGTAATCTATACCACCACTATGTTGCGGGTAGTTCACACCTTTACATGGCCACCGCACGACTGAATAATACAGGCGGTGCATCGGGTTGTGTGAGAAACTGGGGTTTATTTGATGCTAACAACGGTTTCATGTTTAGGCTTGACCAAAATAACAATCTAAGTGTTGTTATTCGAAGCTCTACTTCAGGCAGTAAAGTTGATAATGTAATCGCACGATCTACTTGGAACGGCGATAAGGTTGATGGATCTGGTGATTCACAGGCAACATTAGACTTATCAAAAGATAACATCTACTGGATTGACGTTCAGTGGCATGGTGCGGGTCGAGTACGATTTGGTACCTACATCGACGGCGCTCGTGTTGTAATGCACTCATACTATCATGGTAACAACTATGAAGTTGCTATGTCGCAAACTGCTTCGTTGCCTACATGTTGGAGTGTAAAAGCAGTCACAGGCCCAACCGATGATACGTCTATTGAAACATGGTCTGCGTCTGTGTGGACTGAGACAACATTAGATCTTAATGAGAAAGGTCAGCAAGCAACCTATGCAACGCCACACACAACAGTGAC